ATCAGATAATGGTGGTGGGTGCGGCTCGAAATCTAGACCCTAGCGAAGTGCTAAAACAAAAGTTACCGCCGAAAGAGGTTAACCCACAAGAATTAACTGAAAGCGACCTAAACGCGGACGTGGATATTGAAAAAGAGGCTAGGCAACTCTACAACCAAATGAAAACAACTATGGCTACCATTTCAAACATGGACACAGGTGAGAAGGTACAAATCTTTCGCGTGGCAACGCAACTACTTGAAAAATTGTTAACCTTGCAAGAAAAAGCAACAGGAATTGAACACTTTAAGAAGTTTAAAGAATATATTATTAAAAGTATGGATAGGTTCTTAAACCCTGTTCAAAAAACAGAATTCGTTACCGAAATTGAAGAAATTTTATCTCAGGATTAAAGCCATACCAGCTAAGATACGAAGCTGTATCTTAGCCTTACTATGAAACTAACTATCGCTAGGTGCTTCATGCCTAAAAGTACCATCATAAAAAGTCAGGGACACATTACAACTAGGGCAACAAAAACTGCCTTGCTTAGTTTCTTTATTAGCTGAGTACCAGTAAATATTTTTACGACATTTCGGACAAGAACCAACCCAAGCACCACGATGCTCATCACCTCCCTTAATTTGATTGATAAAAACCATCACAATTAAAGGCACCCCAATAAAAGCACCAACGCCCGTAAAGCATAAGCCAATACCAACAAGGTATAGAAAACCACTCCATGCCGCACCACCACTACTTTCTAAGCGATAACTTTCGTCATATTTCGCTGGTGTCTTTGAAACAAACTTACCCATCCTAAAATCCTTATTAACTTTTAACTTCTATTAAAATGGTAGATTAACGCTTGCGTTAACACCATCATTCGGGTTGTCCCCATACGTCTAGCAACTTGGTACAAAATATTGTTTATCGTCGAAGACACCCTTACTTTCATACTTTCTTTCTTTTGTTTATGTCGTTGGTGAAAGTAAAAACCCTCGACACTAATATCGACATCTTCGCCCGATAAACCATCTTGGACGTAATCTAAAATAATCTGACTAATTACTTCTACATTAAAAGGTCTATAAAAATCATGTCTATTCATTTCGGCAATTAAGGAAAAAGAAAACTCAAACCTTGGTATTTGTGCTGAGTTCGTTACTTCAAAAGTTTCTAAAGGTCGCTCCCATCGTAAAGGTAAATCTAAATAACCCTCTCCTCCAAGAACATTACCCATAAGATTAAGCAAATAACCACTAACAGACTGACCACGTTTACTGGCTTCTTTTTCATATCCTTTAAAGTTAGCCATCGGAAGATAATAGTTCTTACGCTTACCTTCCGAGTAGGGAACCGAAAGGGTACTTAAGTCAACCTCAGGGTATAACTCCGCCTGTGAAAGTGTTTTACGTATTTGCTCGGACATAGAAATAGCAGGGTAAATTTCAGCCAAAGCATCCACCAGTTTATGAGGCAAACAAAGGGTTACTTCCTTGGTGACTATTTTCGTTTCGGTCATTAGGCCATATTTTGTAAGTGGGCGTGGTGCTTGGAGTGTATCACGGGGGGAACGTGGTTCAAAAATTTTTTCTCATTTTTAATTTTTTTTTATTTCGGGTTCTAGACCCGCCCCCACCAAAACGCCCTCAAACACTAGAAAAAGCCTCCCCCCCTTGCTATCATTTATCACAAGTCGAGGGCAATCAGCCCACGACCACATCAACAACCTGGTGCTATTTTTACGCCCACGTTGTGCCCGTTGACCTGTGCAATTTTGCCTAATTAACGGGTGGGGATATTTCCCCTCTTAATTAAACTAAAATTTGGATTGACGATATTATGACTACATTAAAAGCTAGCTCAAAAAACACCCCTTTTAACGCCTCACGCCTTACTTTAGTAATGCAAGCAGGATTACAAAATTCACGTAAAGGTGCCCTACAAAATGGCCTGTCTCTAGCCGCCTCAACACTTGTTAAGGGTGAACAATTAACCACTTTAGAAATGGCGCAATTACTAGCGGATTGGAAAGGTGATATTGCACCCTCTAGAAAAAAGGGCGATGCCAACGAGAAGCGCTTAGGCGAATTGGTTAAAAAGTACATGCAAGATAGCCGTCTAGTGGCTAGTGCTGCGGAACACATAAGCGAGCCGATCAAGACTATGTTTACTAATCTGTACACTTTTGAAGATGCTGAGACTTTTGCTCTAGAATCGGAAAAGGTGATCAAAAACATTAAGTTTTTAGAAGCTTTGGAAATTGAAAGTAAAACGGATTTAAATTGTTTTTGGTCGGGATTCTTACCAGAAACAACCACAACCGAGGCCGAAGCCGTAGAAACGACCACAACCGAGGCCGAAGCAGTAGAAACGACCACAACCGAGGCCGAAGCCGTAGAAACGACCACAGCCGAGGCCGAAGCCGTAGAAACGACCACAGCCGAAGCCGTAGAAACATCAAAGGCGAAAACTAAGGTTAATAAAGATGAAATCAACAATAGACAAGCATTAGCTAATGATGCCCTTGCCTTACTTGCAGATGAAATGCCCTTTTTAGATGCTTTACTTGCCACGGCTCAAAAGCAAGACACACAAGAGGGCGTGATCTTGACAATATGTCAAGGATTTAAAGCTGAGCTTGATAAAGTTAACGCTGAAAAGCTGGCTTTAGAGAATAAGCTTCACAACTTGACGCCAAAAGCCAAGGCCAAAAAAGCTGCATAACAGCTAGCCACGTCCCAAGCCACAACATGAAGTAAAACCTAGCCCACGGGCTGGGTTTTGTTGTGGGCGTTAATCAGGACACGTTCTCAGACAGGTTTTTAATTTACGTTCGCGGTGGTGGGTAGAGTTCCCCACGGGGTAATGTTTCAATTATACCGCGAGGCTAAAAAACTGGGTGAAAAGTAAAATTTAGATTACAGACAGGTTTTTGAAAAGGGTGTCGGTGTTGGAAAAGTTCTCAGACAGGTTTTTGAAACAACCACGTTGACGGACAGGTTTTTAATCGTCAGACACCTTTTTTAACAGTCAGACAAGATTTTGAAAAAGGTGTCTGACAAGTCAAGGTTACATGTGGTCAAATAACAACCAAAAAATTAGAATCTATAGATTGAGATTTGCTTATTTCTTAAACGAATGTAGATTAAAAAACAAACAAAGCGAGCGTTTTTTTAGAAAACCTTAGTAGTGTGTATTTTTTGAACAAGAAAAAAAACAGAGGGTTAAAAAATAAGCAGTGAAAATTAGAGTTATTGCTCTAAGGACAACAAGACAAACCTAGACATAGAAGGACAAAGCCAGAAATTAGAGTAATTACTCAGGACAGGTTATAGGTCTTAATGTCATTAATACCCTGTACCTGTCTAAGCTTTTTTTTTTCACTCCATTTACGGTGATCTTCCTATTTGCTCTTGTGTGGCGTTATTTTGGACGTTATTTTTCTTGTAGTAGGTGTACCTACAAAATCTATTTTAAGCCCGTTTCTGTTTTGATTTAACCCCTTAAATAGTGAAAACACCTGTGGATGTCGTCTTTATCTGTTTTAAAAACCACAACCACGGACACGACCACAAAAAAGGTTCTTTTGGAGGGTTGGAGTTGGTTATTTTTTAACCTTTGAATCTAGACCTAAAAAATGACTTTTTTTTAGGACACCTTTTACAAGATCTAAAAATAGGTAGCGGACACGATTTCGCTACACAACATATTATGTCAAGAACAGGGTTTTGATTGTCGGACATATTATGTCAAGAACATGGTTTTGATTGTCGGACATATTATGTCAAGAACCTAGTTCGATTGTATGACATATTATGTCCCTTTTTTGATATTTTGGGCGTTAATGTTTATTTCATGGTTGATTGGCATAAAATTGTGGGCGTGAACGTTGATTTTTACCTATTTTTTATTCCTGTTTTGGGTTTTGGCGTGGCTGTTGACATAATATGTCACGGGTTTGGGTTGTATGCCTTTTTGAAATCCACGCCCTAAGCCAAAAATAAATGTTAACCACGTCCAGACCAGTGACCGAGCATCAAAATTATAACCCAAGGCAAAACACTGAAAATGGTTTTAGTGCCACGTCGAGGTAAAAAGCCTAAGCCTGCCAGTGACCGAACATCAAAATTACTATTAAATTTTACGCCCCGACCCAACAGGGCAACAGAAATCTATTAATGATTAGTGCCCGACACCTTTTTAAGGGTTAGTTTCTGGTGCTAGCGATACTAAACCTACAAGGGGTAAGTTTCCCCACTTTAAAACTTGGAGATTGACGACATGCTTTACTTTGCTAACCAGTTCACCCACGAACAGTTTAACCGCATCCACCAAAAAGCGCTCAAAAGCGTAGAGGATATTTCGTCGTTGGAGAAAGAAAAGGCGTGGTTCTTAGGCCACTATCAAGAATCTAAAAAGGAGGCGGACTTAAAGCAGTACAAACAACGTACTGCGGAAATAGAAAAGCTACGTTGCTACGCCACTTGGTTGGACTACGTTAATCGTTGGATGACTACCCTGGGTATAACCCAGTTATTTGCCTCAACTTTTGATATGGAAGAGGGCGAAGTAACAGAGTTCGCCCTCGTTCAGTACTCTCGCCCTTTTGATGAATATGGCTCACCAATTGCGGATGACAAAATATTCAAGTCTCAAACGGGCCGTAAAGCCCCATTTAAATTTAACGGCGCTTTTATAAACCATGGCCGACATTGGTCAGTTCATTCTTAAAATAGGGGTTGAAATTATGACTACAAGGAAAAAACCTTTGTCTGAGTGTGTAAAACGTACCCAGCAAAAATTCAAAGCTACGTTTGTCGTGCACGTTATTATTAAGGATAAAAGATTCCCCTTAGATATTTTGAGGTCTACCGTGGGCGAGTTGCCAGCTTTGGTAGCGTTGCAAAAAATTTACCGTGAGTTACCTTCAAATATTGACCTTAATCAAGTTTTTGGAAAAATTACCTGTCAGGGAATTGTTTGCGGGGTCTCTATATTTGGTATTTACCACCCATCGGGTACAAATATTCGTCTCTCTTTAATTTAGGATTATATTTTAAAACTCTCGTTGTTGTGTTATTTTTCAAAAACCAATAACAAGGTTTTATTTATTAAGGAGAATATCATGGGTGACGGTACGACTAATCCACCAGTAAAACCATAGTTCTTAGGTTTTACGGGGAGTGAAGCTCTCACCATTTAACTAGAAGGATTTTTTTAGATGTATCTTTTATCAAGTGAATGGCTTTGGCCGTTGTATCTCTGGTATGAAAAATACTTTATTTCCTCTGCCCCCTCGACAACCTTGTCTTGGGGTCAGGTAATGAGTATTTTTAAATTATTGTTAATACTCTTAATTACTTTTGAGGTTTACAAAAAACGCTCCGAGTATAATTACTCTTTAGTATTAACGATATTTATTTTCACTATCTTTCAATTTGCGTCCACGTTTATTGGTTTTGTTTTTTCCGAAATTCTACTTGTTTTGGGTAAAGATAATTCTAGTTGGAATTATTATGCTTGGCTGTGGCTTGATTGCTTTTGTTTACTATCTATTTTAATAGCTCACACACTGACAGCGACAACATTAAATTGGCGTTCAGGATGTATCATGGCTTTATTGCTTGTTAATGGGTTTTGGTATATCACCCTTCAATCCCTAAATGTTAGCAACACCTACTGGGTTGAGGTTACGGGTTATCCTGGTGGCTATAGACCTAATGCTCTGGCCGTATTCTATTTGTTCTACTATTGGGCGGAGACGTTATTAACCTTAGTTTTGCTTGGTGGGGTTACGCTATTACAAGAAAAAATTAATCTTCTTCGAGGTAAATAATGTCTATATTGATCACGATGGTTCTAGTTTGGCTTATGTGTCTTTTGGTGTTTGTTTTTAGGGTTAAGATTTTTGCTTTATTTTCCAAGCCTGAGTATCTTGTTTTAGGTGAGAAAATAACTTGTTTACGATTGCAAATGTTGGCTAAACCTATTGCAGACAGGTACGAGGATTTAAAAGAAATTTCTATTCTTGAAGATAGATATTCTTTTTTAGTTGCGAAAAAAAGCGAAGTGCATTTAGTTAAAAAAAACGTGTTCCCTGTCGAAGGAAAAGTTATCCCGCTAAGAGGGGAAACAACCCCACCAACAGCCACAATACCACATCGAGTTAACAAGCCGCACGTTGTTGATTACAAACAGTATCAGAAATAATGCGTGCTGCAGTGGAAATATCAGGGTATTTAATCTCTAAAAGCTTGAGATCATAAGCTTTAAATAAACCCTCTTCAATTAAAGGGGTTAAGACTTGGGTTTCAGAGTTATCTTCCTTCAATAACAAAAGGTTATCGAGGCAGACATTAAAACTCAAGGCGCAAGTGATAGCCATATCTAGAACAGGCTTTAATGTCCCTCGGCTTACAATGGTATTAATTGTCCCTTGTGGAAACCCGTAAGTTTCATCTAAGGAACTAATACGCTTGTAGCCATGGAGTCTAGAGATTTTTTCAAGTACCTTACGTACCCAAATTTTCTTTTCTTCTGGAGATTTAGATTCAAAAAATAACATTATGAGATATTCGCTTTTGTCGTGTAGGAGATAGACAAAGAATACACAAGGAAAAGGAGTATTTCCAGTGCCAACCAGAGACAAAGACAGACATTTTAGTACAAAATAATAACAAAAAGATATTTTAACAGTAAAACACTATCATTTAGATATTATTTTTGTTATCTTTCTGTTCGTGGTTGCAAGCAACCGCACTTTGGCTATTGGATTGGCTAATTACGAACTATTGGATTGACGATTGAACGTTCCTATTCGCTGATATCGTTTTTGGTGAGGGGTTAGCAATAACCCCGAGCTAATTTTATTAAACTACAACTTGGATTGACGATTATGATTTCACTATCACTAATGCCCTATCAACAGGCAAAACTTCTTGAGTACTTAAGCTCACTTCAAACACCAAGGGCTAAGCCTGAGATTAACGCTAACTATCTCGAAAACTATCTTTCTCGACTAACTAAAGAAGAACAAATCTTGGCTAGGGCTGTTAAACATATCACTCGTGATGTCTTGCTTAATGAACTAAAGCAAAGTGTTAACGGGGATGTTGGTGAGGTGCTTTTAAAATTTAGTATGTCGTTGAATTTGAAAAATATCGATGTTTTAGTTCTAAAGAAAAAAGTATTAACTTTTTCACCAGAAATTTATGTTGTCTATTTTAAAACCGAGGGTTGTATTTACCAAAGTTTTGAAACCGTGCCCACGCTTGAAATATCCGTACTTGAAATTTTGGTGCAAAACTATTATGCCCAAGGTTTAGCTACGAATGTAAGTCCAGAGGAGTTTTTAGCTCTGGATGCCCTCCCTTACTTACCTATGGAGCAATGATATGGAGACCTTATTAATCAAACTAGGAGCCTTAGCGCCACAGCTTGAGTCCTTTGTGGTAGCTATCAATAATGCTCACAACGAGGGTATTGATGAATTCAACACCTTGGTTGATGAATGTGAAGCTTTAAAAGCTGACCTTGTTGAACAGAAAAAAAGAGATACCGTTCTAGAGGAACTGATTTTTGAGCAAAACAAGCTTATTGAAAATTTAACGCAATCGAATACGACGTTGAAGGCTAACTTCAACAAAGCTAGTGCTGAACTAAGGGCGTTACAGTTATTAGACCCAAAGCGTTTAGCTAAGGTAAATAAAGCCCAGAAAAAGCAAATAGCTGAGGCCAAGGAATCAAATATCAAACTTGAAGAGGCACGTAAAAAGGCGCTAAAAATCACAAAAACTTTGCTTGAAGAAGCTAAAAGTAATGGTGGTGTCTATATTCATCAAGATCCTGAAAATGGTAACACGTTGCGATTTATTCCTAGTCTTTTTGTTGCCAAAAAGAATACCTTTGGCGCTGTGCCTGAAACCCCAATTTTAGAGTTTCACCACAAAGATAGAGGTATCACTCGCCAAGGTTTACTTGGTGTAGATGGCAAAATAATTTGGTGTGATGCCACCAATTCTGAGCCGACGAGACAAGAAAGTGATATTGCCTTGAACTTGATACTCAATGAATGTAAGAAACAAAAAATAAAAGTGCCAAAAGTTTCAGCGGTAGCGTAATTACCGTGCTTTTAATTAAACTAAAATTTGGAAATTGACGATATGAATAAAAATACTTTAGCGGTTGTTAGAGATTTAAAAGAAGCTAACCAAGACTTTGAATGGTACCCAACCACAGTTGAGCAAATAAAAGTCGTTACCGACGACATCAAAACAATTAAAAAAGACTTTGACTTTAACGCCCGATACCGAGAAGAGATAAAAGTGTTAGATGTTGGTGCTGGGGATGGTCGTGTTTTACAGGCTATCAAAGACTCTTTTGACGGTGATGAGAGTTTCCCCGTTGAAGCGTATGCCGTTGAAAAAGCCTCGGTTCACACCTCAACTTACCGAACAAAAGGTATCACCTTAATCGGTACGGAGTTTAACCAAATAAACTTTATTTCTAAAAGTTGTCATGTTGCCTTTGTGAATCCACCTTACAGCGAATTTTCGTACTGGCTACAGACGTTACTACGACACCTTAATTTTAGCTTGCTATACGCTGTTATTCCTCAGCGTTGGGTTGAGGACAAAGGTATTAGTGAGGCTATGGAAGCAAGGGGAATTAAGTTTCATAAAGTTTTGGCCGAATCCGACTTTCTAAATGCGGATCGTGCAGCAAGAGCGAAAGTAAACGTTGTTCGTTTTAGCTTTAATGATTTAGATCCTGAAAGTTTTGGTCGTTTTAAAGAACGACATTATAAACCAGGGGTTAACCAATCGGCAACAGACCCGTTCCAGTTATTCCTTGAAAATGAGTTGGGCTTGAAAAAGACCTACTCACATACAACGGAAAAATTTAGTGAACATTGTGAAAAATCGCGTGTGAAAAAGGAAATGGAAACGGAAGGCTCTGTGGGGTTTGAGCTTGTCGAGTCTAAGGGTATCTTGTGGGCTTTACTCGATAATTACGAAATAGACCTAGCGAAAACGTTAGAGCAATACAAGTTAATTAGCAAAATAGACGCTCAACTATTACAAGAGCTTGGTGTTGATTACAATGGCCTACAAAAAGGTGCTAAGGAGAAATTACTTGGTTATCGTAATGTTTATTGGTCACTCTTGTTTGATAAACTTGAAGCCATTTCTAGCCGTTTAACGAGTAAATATAAAAAGACGCTGCTTAATAAACTCGCGTCGAATGCTTTGGACTTCACCTATACCAACGCTATTTACATCATTCAATATGCGGTTGAAATTGGTAACGAAATGATTGAGAAAAGCTTGATTGATGTCTACAAAGGCTTGACTAGCCCCGAATCAATCTTGCGTTACTACAAATCCAACAACCACGTTTACCGTGATGATTGGCGCTATAACCAAGATGCTAAAGACAATGCCAAGTATATTCTGGATTACCGCTTCATTCATAGCAATTGGACTAACTTCAGTTCTCATTCTTGGGAAAAAGGGTTAGCTGAGGGTGCGAGAGAATTTACCACGGATTTACTCGTGGCCTTTAAGTTACTTGGTTATAGTGACTTGTGTGTTACTAAAGCTTTTGATGATGTTGAGTCGGGCAAGAGTGTAGCAATAAAGGGTACGCACCCCAACGGCAACGTTCTGGAATTAGTGACACTTAAATTCTACTTAAATGGCAACCGACACCTTAAATTTAACCAAGATGCTATGTTGCGTTTTAACGTTACCGTATCACGTTTATTGGGTTGGGTTCGCAGTAAAGAAGACTTTATGGATGAATCCGAGACAACCAAGCGTGTGGATGATGATGCTTGGGAAATTAGCAAAGATATGAAAGTGACCCCGAGTAATATCTTTTTACTCACGGATAAAGCGGCGTAAGAGTACAAACAAGGTGGGTAAAGTTACCCACCTTTAAAGAGACAGAATTAAACTAAAATTTGGAGATTGACGATGGAACTTACCATAGATCAACAACGAACAAATCTTTTCAATCAACTAGGCGCGTTCTTCGCCTTTAATAATGCTCAGTTTGCCGAAAAGCAACAAGAAAACACCACCTATGTGACTATGGGCGCGGGTTTAATTTGCCCTAAAGAAAATGCGTCGGAGCTTGTTGACGGTTTAGAAAAGTTAAGTAACGAGAGCATACGCTTAGACCTAGCCAACAACACCATTAAAGAAATTATTCATCGTGAGCTGGCCAACCATGAAGCCCAAATCACAGGCGATATTTCTGACACGGTTGATGCTCTTGATGGTTATCCGATAACAGTCGAGCAGATACAGGCTGAGTATTCTGTTTTCTTTCAAAAGTGTGTTGACAACGACTGGTTTTAACCAGGGGATTATTATGAAAACTTTAAAAGCTTGGCAAGAAAGTGACACCAATTCTTTCGACCAGTTTGTACCAAAATATAGTGAGGTAGACGAGGAGATTTATTGGTATTTCCTTGAAATCTTACCTCTTTTGTTATGCCCAAGCGGTTTTATGGTCAGCGAACCCTACTCATATTGCTCGGAACATAACACCCAAACTTACGCCTGTTTTGTTCAACTGGGCGCTAAGTACTACTACTTAGGCAATATTTCACCTAAAGCCGTTCGCTCAGAAATTGCTAATTTGAAAGCGCGTTTGTCTGGGGAGGTAAAGGACTAATGAACCTCGCCCAAATCAAAACCGCAATAGCCGAAGGAAAAACCGTCAACTGGAAAAATGCTTCCTATGTTGTCATTAAAGACAACCTCGGCCAGTACTTTATTCGATGCGACATAAACCAACATCACATAGGCCTAACATGGCTTGACGGTGAAACGCTTAACGGTAAGGAAGAAGATTTCTTCATTGCCATCAACACGAAAGAAGGATAGAAAATGAGTACATTCCCTTTAGCAGAAATGCACAAACACCCAGAAGATTTTAGATTGTTAACGCGAGTTCCTTACACCAAGGACAAACCGTTTCCTTTAAAACTAGCTGAGACGGTTGGTGATGAAATCCACTTTGTTATTCTCGATACTGAAACAACGGGGTTGGATAGCAAAACGGACGAAATGATTGAGTTAGGTGTTATTGGTATTTCTTATAGTCCCTCGGCTCAGCGTATCACCCAAATAAACGGTTGTGCTGACTTTTTTGAACAACCCTTAGTTCCTATTCCTGAGATTATCACCCAAATAACGGGTTTAACGGATGCCGACGTTGCGGGATTTAGAATTGACGATAGCCACGTTGAGCAAATATTTTCGGGGGTAAGCCTCGTTATTGCTCATAACGCTCAATTTGACCGTGGTTTCTTTGATAAGCGTTTTCCACAGCTAAGTAACTTGCCGTGGGCTTGCAGTATCAAAGATGTTAATTGGCAAGACTATGGATTGGAAGGTAATAAATTGCTGTTTTTACTATACCAGTTAGGTTTTTTCTATGAAGCACATCGAGCGGATATTGATTGTATTGCTACCTTGCGCTTGTTCCAAGAAAAGCCCGAGGCGCTTAATTCCCTGATAGCGTCAGCAAGTAAAAGCAGCGTCACCATTCGATGTCACACGGCACCTTTTAACGTTAAAGACCAGTTAAAAGAGCGTGGTTACAAATGGAGTGATGTCGATCCAAACGCTAAGCATTGGCATGGCACGGTTGATTCAGACAAGCTTGATGAAGAACTTGAATGGTTAAAGAACCTTTGCCCTACCAAGTACAAAAACTTTGTAAAAGAGCCGATAACAGCTCACAACCGTTATAAGTAAATAGCGTTACAAACAACCGAGGGGTTAACTTTAAGAACTATTTTCTAGGAACTAAACCAATGAAAGTAACCATACATCAAAAAATACGCCTTAGAAGCCTTATGTTGCAGTACGGTATAAACATCAATGGGTACCTGAAGTGGGTAAACACCAATGACGTACTGACAAGAAAGGCATCTAGACGACGCATAGCTTTTTTTATCTATTCTTACACAGGACAAAGTGTCATGTTTGTTTTAAATAGTCCGTATACAAGATATTACAAGCCTCATAGATCAACCCTTAGGGACGGTGAACCTAGACAGCCTAGTAATACAAACCGAGTGGGTAACTTTACCCACCAAAAATTAATTAAACTAAAATTAGGATTGACGATATGAAAACCACAACGAATGGTACACAAAGTACCTTAGAAAGTAATACCACGCAAAAAATGAAAGCCAACGCAAAGTTGACGCCTGAGCAAGTGAAAATCGTAACCAATATCGCCTCGGAGCTTTTTGACAAACCCGTAGTTTCTTCGGGTACAACTATTGCTCAAGTAGCAAAGGACTTACCTACGGTATACGCCGCAGGGTTAGTTCCTCAAATAGTGATGTTTGGCTCAGATAGTATTGAGACGAACATTGAAGTTAATTACCAATGGCAGTGTTGGATTGAAATTGCCCCCTGTTTGACTATAGGAGAAAATTTTGAATGGAAATATGCCGACGACTCACAGCTTAACCCCAGCATTATTTATCTTAGTCCAACGGAAATTGGGGTCTTGTATCTACCCTCGGCTATTTTCTACTTGAAGAACATGAAAACGGGTGTCGCTCGTTGGTGCCGCTTGGATTAACTTCCATGAGTACTCTAGGCCAATTACAAAAATTCAAAGTGGTTGTCACGAATGAAACGGTGGACTTTGAGTTTTATCTTGAACACAAGAGCATGTACTTAGCGGAATTAAGCACAGTGGTTTTACTGTCTATGGCTCCAAACTTACGCTTAAAAACAATTAAACAAATTAAACAGGATTGACGATGATAAACATTAAATTACATAAAGAACTATTCAAAATTCACTCTAACGGCCAGATTGGATCTTGGTCAATTACCGTAGCCGATAAAGGTGATGGTACAGCCACAATGTTAAGAAGTGCCTGTAAAGTACTTGGTGGTAAAGCGGTTGAGACACCAACAAATTACACCGAGGGCAAGAACATTGGCCGAAGCAACGAGACGACACCATTAGAGCAAGCACTCTTAGATGCCGAATCTCGCTACAAGAAACAACTAGACAAAGGTTATGTTGTAGAAATGCCAAAAGCTGGTGACGTTGTTACTAATAGTCTTGGCTTCATTAAACCGATGCTTGCTCAACCAATTGAAAAAGTTAAAGATTGGAAATTCCCTGTCTATGTGTCTCCTAAATTAGACGGTCACCGAATGTTAGCGACCGTTCAAGATGGTGAAGTAGTGCTTTACTCACGACAAGGTAAAGAAGTCAGTGTTGAACACATTAGAGGACATTTGCAAATCTTGTTCGACAATAATCGTTGGGATGGCACGACCTTAGATGGGGAAATTTATCAGCATGGCGAAACACTACAAAGAATTTCATCTTTAGTTAAGAAGCCAAAGCCAGAATCAAATAACTTGGTTTATCATGTTTATGATATTACCGCTAAAAACGAGTCCTATGGCTCAAGATTAGCAACACTGAATAACCTCTTAACGCGATTTAGTAAGTCTATTGTGGTGGTGCCAACTAGCTTCGTTGGTTCGTTGACCTTACTTAATGAAATGCACTCGGAGCATATTGCCCAAGGCTATGAGGGTACTATGATCCGACACGGTGACACAGGATATGAAGATGGTAAACGCTCGAAATCGCTAATGAAGAAGAAAGACTTCCAAGACGCTGAATTTAAGGTGGTCAACGTTCTGGAAGGTAAGCCCGTTATTAAAGCGGACAAAACCTACAACGTGGCTATTTATGAATGTATGACCCCCGATGGTGGACTATTCACTTGTACTGCGCCAGGTACGATGCAAGAAAAGCATGACGCTTGGGTAAATCGTGCCGAAGCACTAGAAAAAATGCTAACCGTTAAGTTTTTCAACTACACACCAGACAACATACCCTTTTTGCCCGTGGCATTAAGACTGCGTGAGGATATTTAATTTCACTAAGTATGGTGGGTAAACTTCCCCACCATTAAACTAAAATTAGGATTGACGATATGAAACAGAACAACTTTGGATTACTCTCAGGCGAAATTAGCGTAGACAACTTCGCTGGTGGTGGAGGTGCTAGCACGGGGTATGAAATGGCTACGGGCAAATCCGTAGACATAGCCATTAACCACGACCCTGACGCCATTGACATGCACAGACTTAACCATCCAGACACCAAGCATTACTGTGAAGATGTTTGGCATGTTGACCCTATTGAAGCTTGTGCGGGTCGTCCCGTTGGGGTGGCGTGGTTTAGCCCAGACTGTAAGCATTTTTCCAAAGCCAAAGGATCGGCACCAGTAGATAAAAATATTAGAGGTCTTGCTTGGGTTGCTATTCGTTGGCCCTTACTCGTGCCCGTTAGAACGTTATACCTAGAAAATGTCGAAGAATTCAAAACGTGGGGGCCAGTTATCTACAATGATAAAGGTAAGCCTATCCCTTGCCCTGAACGCAAGGGTGAGACCTTTGATGGCTTCATCAAAGCCTTAACAACAGGTCTAAAGCCCGACCATCCCGCATGGGTGGAAGCGGTTGAAGCCCTACAAATTGAGGATAAACCCGAGTTACAACAACGGTTACAAACGGGATTAGGCTATGACCTTGAACACCGTATACTACATGCTTGTGATTATGGTGCAGCTACAATTCGTAAACGTTTTTTCTTAGTTGCTCGCAATGATGGCCTGAAAATAGGTTGGCCCGAAATTACACACGGTAAAGTAGGAAGCGGCTTGAAACCTTTTGTAACAGCGGCAGAAGTGATTGATTGGTCAAAGCCTTGTCGATCAATCTTTGGTAGAAAAAAGCCCTTAGCTGAAAAGACGATGGCGCGTATCGCTAAGGGATTAGAAAAATTTGTGTTCAACAGCGTTAACCCTTTTGTGGTTCCTGAGGAATGCGTCGTCCCGTTTATAACCGAACATGCCAACGGTTCAAGCCAGCGGAATATGCCTATAACAGAGCCGCTGAGAACTATTTGTGCACAAGTTAAGGGGGGGCATTTTGCTTTAGTTAATGCTTACATTGCTAAACACTATACGGGTGTTGACGGTTCAGATATTAAGACACCACTACACACAATAACAACGCAGGATCACAACGCGTTAGTAACAAGTCACATGATTAAGTTTAGGGACACAAACGTTGGGCATGAAACACGAGAGTCATTGCATACAATCTCGGCGGGTGATAATCATTTAGGAGAAGTACGAGCTTTCTTTATACAGTACTACGGTGAAAGTGTTGGTCATGAGATAAATAGACCCTTAGGTACAATCACAACAAAAGATAGATTCGCATTAATAACCATTCGCGGTGAACAGTATCAAATTGTAGACATTGGTATGCGAATGCTTGAACCAGAAGAATTATTTGCCGCCCAAAGTTTCCCTGAGGATTATCAAATTGCTTATGACATGAATGGTAAAAAAATATCTAAAGCGCGTCAGGTATCTCGTTGTGGTAATTCCGTCCCCCCTTTGGTTGCTAAAGAACTTATTTTAGCAAATCTTAGCGACCAACCTATGAAGGAGGCAGCATAATGATCACGACACTTGGAATATTTAAAACGTTCTTTTGGTACTTTAAATTTGTGGTACTGGTGGTTTTTGCTGTAGCGCTAGTGTCCCCCGTAATAGCCGCGTTATCAGGTGTAGTACTTTGTGCTGCGGGTTTTCAGTATAGCCAAGATGAAGTTGAGCAACGATTAGTCGGAGATTTCTGTCAGTGTGGCCTACACTACGACCAACATGGTGGAGAGAATCACAATTTTATTTCAACCTATAGACGTTAAGTTTATTTCTTTCATAAGCTAGGCTACACTTACAATACAAGGTAATTATTTATGAGTGTTATGAATAAACAAATTTACACGGCCCTAATTGAGGCTGGAGCAAGTCAGGACAATGCCGCTTCCGCAGCGGAGTCTGTTGCGGATTATCAAAAGGATATTAGTGGCATTAACGAAAAACTGGCTTTAATTATTGGCGAACAAAAAGTTATAAAATGGGGTATAGGTCTTGTTATCGCTGTAAATGTTCTCCCCGTTTTAAAGGATTTTTTTATCTGAACTTGCTCTAGCTACACGCTAGGGCATTAATTAAACTAAAACTAGGATTGATGATATGACTATCAAACACATGACCTTCATGGTCGCCCCCGTATTTAAAAACAACCTCGGCATTCACTTTACCAAAGCACCACTGCAAGGTGTTGATAATAACGCGTGGTATGAACTTGGCCCCGAAGGTACGCCTTTACTTCCTAAAATTCAGTCGCTACTTATTGGTGCTAATCTTGCCGAGGAAATAGTAGACATTGAGCAAAGAAACTCAACAGACTATATTGTTAGTTACAGACCGATGCCCGAAAATTTTCACTCCACCCTTACACCTAAAGGTTGGGAAATTGTTGAAAAGCCGCCTTTAACCGAGGAACAACTACTTGAACCATTTATGGTTATGTCCGACGAAGATAAAAGTCTATTGCTTGAGAATACCGACCTCCTTAGCCTATTACTTCGAGACTACGACTCTGAAGGTTTTGCTAAATTACTGGTAAATCAAGGCTTAGAAAACGCTAAAAACGAATTCTTTGGCTATCCTGAAACCTTAGAAATGGCACTAAAACACACAACCTTAAAGGCGGAGGAAATAGCCCCATTATTATGTGAGCATCTAAACATTGCCGAAATACTGTCTTCACCAGAGAAAGACCTTCAAGCGGAATTAGCTTCTTTAGGTTATGAATGGGTGAAAGAACAATTTGATATTTCAACAGAAGACTTGATCGAAGAGATTAAATCACGCTATCATAAGCATGACCTTGTTGCTAAAGACTTTATTCTTAGCCTTGAACAAAAACAACGTACAGCGCTACTTATTAGTGCTTAATTAAACTAAAAACTGGATTGACGACTATGAACCACTCCCCCCTATTTTGGGCCTCTTGCCCTAAAAGTGTTAAAAGACCTAAAAGCGTTAAAAACGAAAACTCAGCACAAAAACGCACAGCACACCCTTTTCACCCACCCTAACTAATGAGGTATTTTCATGCTCAAAACCGTTAGATCCAATATAGCGTTAATTCAAAACATAGCTCAAAAAATGCTTACTTCAAAAGGAAAGTATGTCGTAGTAGACCGAAAGCGATACGACTATAAAGGCTTTTTATCACTTATTGGACAAACAAAAAATCAAGCCGATAAAAGTGGCTTAGAATTAAAAGGCTTAAATATGTTATATGAAAAATATAAGACACAAATACTAGCCGAAGTATAAACCTCTAAGGGCTGACTCAGCCCTTAGCAATTAAAAGATGGATTGACGATATGACTAAGAACAAAGAACAAGCAGCAATACCTTGTTTTGGGCTTCACAAAGCACCAAACAATTTGTATTACTTATTTCAAGACACCAACCCCTCGGGTTTTGATTTTTTAGGTACGGGCCTAAAGTCAGGTCTAAACAGCGCTATGATATCGGGGAAATGTCCTCATATTATGAACCCGTACCTTCGTCAAAGAAGTGTACCAAGAAGACACAACCAAGCCTTTGAACTAATTTCAGCCGACCCGTTAGTTAAAGTGATGTCTCCGTTCCCTTCTGAGTTTAAAGAAGGAAAGATATTTCAACTTCGAGCGGATAAATTACGCTACGCCTTAACATGGTTAAAAACCCTTGAACGTTTAAGTTCACCCAGTTACAGCCAAGTAATTAATTTAAGTAGTCAATCAAAAGGTTATATAAAACGAGCACTAGGGCATACAAACATTCAACCTATGGCACTAACAGGAGTCCATTTAAGTGATGTTTCAGTAATTAATGAAATCTTAGCAACGGCGGAAAAAAGCCCGCGTACGTTATTGCTTGTTTCCGATTTTCATATTGATGATATTCCCGAAATAGACACTAAATTACCAGAACTAATCGACTTGAATGACCTAGTAACACTGTCACTAGAGCATATCGGCGTTAGGTTAATAGACCAATTTATCAAAGGTGGGAGTTTACCATGGCAAAAGGCCGCATAACTGAAAGTGGCCTGCCAAGTGTTTGGCCGACAATACTTAGTAATCAAGAACGGGTTAAGCGTTTTTTGGATGTGTATCATAAAAACAGAGCACTGGGCATTACCCAGAATGATATTACGGCCCGAGACATGGGGCTAAATAGAAGCACAGTGTCAAAACAGATGGCCGACCCGTCGATTCTTTTTACGCTTAAATATTGTTATTTGTATGAATTAGATCCACTAGAAATATTCCCCGAATTAATCTGGTTAAGAGATCGTTGGTTGAAAGAGTTCCAAGACCATTTAGAGCTTTTAAAACAAGCAGCGCAGTTAAAAAACCCGAGCCTCATTATTGAGTTGGTAGAAGCGTGTGAATATGGTTTAAGTCTTTATCTTAGCCCAGAATTGATTGGTGAAATGAAAAAACTTCGGGGTGAAGCGATTAATACCTTGGCTTTGGCAAAAAAAGGACAAAGCAGACGTAAAAAGCATGAAACGAGGTTAGAGGCGAGGTTAAGACAAAATGAAGAAAGTGCTAATACCTAAACAACCTATAAACAATGGGCTTATTGACTTTGACCAAGTTCAGCTTGATCGTGAAGGACTAACACTTAGACCTTACCAAGGTGAACACTTAGGCTTCTTCTTAAATGAACATCGAGCTATTGACCGAAGTGAGGCGGGTACGGGTAAAACACCTAAAATGTGTCTTTGGTTATACACCTTAACCAAGTCAGGTGATAAAGCAGTTTGGGCTATGCCTAAGTCGTTGTTAGCAAAAAATTATGAAGAACTTTTGTTGTGGAGCAATTTAACACCAGAACAAATTACGCTAGTGGATGGTACACCCGAACAGCGTAAGAAACAGATTGAGCGAAGGTCAACCAAAGTATTCATCATGGGATTTGATGCTTTTGCCAATAATTGGTCTGCAATGAGACAGGTTCATCCTACGTTGGTTCATCTCTGTGTGGACGAATTACATAAAGGCTTTAGTACGCATGGTGAACGTAATTGGAAAGACCCAAATAAATTCTTTGGCCCTAAAAGAACGGCGCTCATGTATGAGTTCCTTAAAAAAGGAGGGGGGTTCTTCCCCAATACGGGAACGATATTAAATGGGCGATTAAATTCCGCCTATCCAGCCATCACCATGATTGAGCCTAGATACTATGGCTCGCATAACGCTTTTCTTGATTGGCATTCTATTCGAGACGATTGGGGTAATCCAGTTATGTGGAAAAACCACGACAGACTTAAAGAAATTTTAGATAGGCACGGTCGTCGTATTACCTTTGAAGAGGCCTATGGTGAAGAGAACAAGCAAATCATCACCATTCCTTGTGTGCTGAGTGCTAGTCAACTTAAGCCCTACAAAGAACTTGAAAAAAGAGCGATAACCGAGTTAGAGAACGGTGACATGCTTGAAGCCGCTAATGAAGCGGGTGTGCTTCGTCGTTGCCTTGAAATTATGCAAGTTCCAGAAAAGTACGGTTTCAAGGAAGGTAGTGAGGGAAAATTAGCCCAACTAGTAAACATGCTTGAAGATGCCCGTGACGAAAAACAACCCTTACTTATTTTTGAAACCGTTAAAGCAGCACAATATAAATGGAAGGACGCGGCTGTAGAGCTTGGGTTAGTGGTCGAAGTAATGAACGGTGACGTTAGCGGTGAGCCTAGAATGTGGCTAGATAAAAACTTTAGAGACGGGAAAATCGACGTGCTTATTTGTTCGCCAGATGTTGCGGGTGTTGGTTTTAACTGGGGTCACGTTAATAGGATGATTTTTATGAGTTTGGATTGGCAAGACACCACTTTCATACAAAATTATCGTCGTGCTATTCGTGGTAAGCGCGAACTTTGCTTACTTATTTACGTGTTTATGTACCGTTCATCTATTGATGGGCGTATTGCAGGAAAGGTTAACGCCAAGTCTATAGACCGATTAAAGGTTGAAGAAGGTGTTTCAGTACAAATTAGAATAACAAATTAGGTTCTATTATGAAAAAGAGTATTTTAAATAATCCTGAATATGACGAGCAAGTTATGCAACAAATAGCTAGCGAATCCGAAACGTTTAGGTATCTTCTTGAGGGGATGGTTAAAGACACCGACAGTGAACTCCCTACTAATGAAGCTTGGCTCGGGACGCTGTCCTTGGGTAAGAAAAAAGCGCATACACAAGTAAAGCTTGTTGTTACCCAAGAAACCAAAAATCTTATTGATGAGAATTAAATTATGAGTGAATTTACATATACTTTTGGCGCTATATTAGGCCAGCAAAATGGTCGCCCCTTTTATCAAGCTACAGTGCCTTTTAGAACGTTAGCTTCAATGCTGAAACTTGACGAGGATTTTGACGTCAATAAACGCTCTCAGCGCTTGGTTGATACTACCAGAGCCAAAAAAGTAGCTAAATATTTACATAAGAATATAAATGGCTTTTTTGTAATTCCTCCGCTTGTCGGTTTTATTGAGGGGGATTTTGAATTTGAGTCTGTGCCGATTGATGGGTTTGGTAACGTTGGTCGAATGAAAGTTGATTTGGATGCTAGATTTATGTTGTTTGATGGCCAGCACAGAGCTTTTGGTATACGGGAGGCAATGGCGTTAGCCCCTGAACTTGGCCAGCAAAACGTGTCGATTATGTTCTTTGCGGGCATGAGCTTAAGTGAAAGACAACAAGCTTTCCACGACATTAATTTCACTCAAAAAACACCCGCCGCAGCACTTTGCATTGCTTACAATAGTCGTAGTGACTTTGACAAGATGGTTACAGACACATTCAGCAAATCCAGTATCAGAGGTATTATTGAATATGAAAAGAATACCGCTAGCGGCAAAAGCAATAAAATATATTCACTCAAAACATTAAAAGATTTTGCTACAAACTTTTGCGGTAAAGATATTCAAGAAAATACGCAACAACTATTAGCTGAGTATATTAAGGGCTTATTTACAACAGTTAATATACCTGCTCATTTATCTAGAATTGAAGCTGATAGAAGGGAGTTATTAAGGCACGGTTTTGTTTGCGCTAAGTATTACCGTGAAAACTATATATTACCTCATGCGGTAACACTGAAAGCATTAGGTTTGCTAGGTAGAGCTTTACTTAGCGAACACCCATACGATTGGCATCAAAAGCTAGAGGCTATTGGTAATATAAGCGTATTCGATAAACATGCTGAGCATTGGCTTGGCCGTTGCGTTAATGAACGTGAAAAAATGGTTAGTAACCAATTAGCCGTTCGTCTGACTTTTTACAAACTAAAAGAACTCTGCGGTTTAGCGCTAGCACCCGAAGAAAAAGTAGAAGAAGGTGTTTTCAGTACAAATTAAAATAACGAACTAAAAACCCACGACACCAATTACACAAAGGTAGGAATGAATGATGTCTAAAAAAGATAAACCCCTATGCGCTGTTAACGGGTGCTTTAAGTTCGGGAAGTTGATGGGGATATGTAAGTATTCTTCTGTCGGTGAACCAACTCGATGCATGGCTCACGACAATAAGAAGTGTGAGCATAAAATTCCAGTTACACAAAGGTAGGATTTTAAAGATGTTAGATGCGAATGCGAGATACCTTCCTAAGGGGATTAAATTTTTTGTACGAGGTCATGTTAGTGAAGACAGTGAGCTTATTGGCTTAGGTGTTAAATCCCACCATTACTATCTGTGCAAAATGATGGATAACTCTAATGCGAATCCAAGATTTAGCATAAAAGTTGACGGTAAAGTTCACGTAGTTAAATACAAATGCGATTACTCATTCCTAGTGTACCAAGGCACACCAAACGGCAGAGGCTTTATTCGTGATAAGGCTAAGAAAGCATGTGAACAGGTTGTTGGTGGTTTTAACAACACCTATTGGGAACGACATACTAAAACAAGAATAGAAACTTGGAGAAGAAAATGTTCTTAATTGAAAACGAAAAAGGCTCTTTTATTGATGCAGAAAAAATCGACACAATTAACGTGAATGGCGGGAAAATTACTTTTTCAGTGGTTGGTGATAGTGAGAACTCGTATTCTGTTTCTAAAGCTTACGAGGAGGTATTCCTTAAACACCTTAAGACATTAAACAACAACAGAGCATGTAACGTTGTTACATCGAAGTAGGAATGAGTATGACAACCCTAAAACAATTAGAACAAACACCCGTTTTAGATGCTTGCTGTGGGTCTCGCATGATGTGGTTTGATAAGTCGAATCCGTTAGCAACTTTTTGTGATATTCGCCAAGAAACGATAACTGTCACAGATAGAACACATCGACCAGACGGTACTCGTACAATTGAAATCAAACCAGACTCAATAAACGACTTTAGGGATATGCCTTTCTCGGAAAACAGCTTTAATCTTGTTGCGTTTGATCCCCCACACTTAGAGCGAGCGGGGAATAAAAGTTGGTTAGCTGCCAAATATGGCAAGCTAAGTGATAACTGGCGTGAGGATTTGAGCCAAGGTTTCTCCGAGTGTTTTCGAGTATTAAAGCCAGGTGGAACTCTGGTTTTTAAATGGAACGAAACACAGATAAAAGTTAGTGAAATAATTAAACTATCACCATTCCCTCCTCTATTTGGTCAAGTATCTGGTCGTAAGGGCATGACTCATTGGTTGGTGTTTATGAAACCAGTTGTGGCCACAAACTAAGGAATAAAGAATGCTAGAGGGTACATTACATGCGCGAGAAGACAACAATATGTCCTTATCTTGTTCTGGCTATATGGCTATTACAGAAGGAAAAATCACCGAAGTCTCTTTTAAAGGTATGGCGCGAACTGGCGGTCGTGACGCTTGGGTTACGGCTTTTGAGAACGCTAAGATTGGTGATGAAGTTAGACAGTCTATCATTGATTGGGTTATAAGCTTTAACGGACACAACAACGTGGTCGCAAAATTCACACCACAGTAGGATTTGAATATGGTTACAGGAATAAGTTTGGATGATGGGTCTTACGTAGAGATCACACAGATTGCGTATGTAAAACCAGATGTTAGGAATTGGTGCAAAGTTGTTTTAAAAAATGGCTTTGAGTTTGAATGTCAGTCTTACGACAGAATAAAGGCGGCACTTGCTGCTTATAAATCTTCACCAAAGTAGGATTTAAGTAACTTTTCAAAGTAGACGGAGAAAAACAAAAATGATTAAAGCAGAATCTTTTGCCATTGCCATGATCTCAGGCTTGGTAAAACAACTAGAAGTTAATGAGTCAAGTTCAGAAGTAGATAAAATGAAGTTTGCTTGCGAGCGTATTCATTTTGAATACTTAAACTCACCACCAGAAATACGTTTAGAACTTTTAAACAACATGAATGTAGAGTTATTAGAAATACAGGCTTGGTGCACGGCGCAAGAAAAGGATATAAGTTTAGCAATAACAACACTTGAAAGCCAAGAGAAACAAGACTAAACTAACCAAGGTCAGGATTACAAGTCCTGACCTTGGGTGATAATTTACCCCTAAGCGACAACGTTTAGGGGTGTATTAACACCCTCACAATTTGGATTGACGATACTAACCAGATTGAGAGTTAAATCTTAATCAATTAATCGAAAAGGTATACCCCATGGAAAACAACATAGACAACTTAATTTTAAATGCTCAAAACAATGCTAACCAAGAAACGACACAACAAAGTGGTTTCCAACACCAGCAAGTGCAGCAACAAGGTCAACAGCAGCAACAGCAAGTTCACCCTCAAACGAATGGCTCAGTTGTTATTGACCAAGCGCCACAAGGCCAGCAAGTTCAAGGCCAACAACAGCAACAAGCACCTAGCGGCTATGTAGGGCAACAACCACAAAATGGTTATCAACAACCACAGCAAGGTATGCAACAACCACAAAATGGTTATCAACAACAACCACAACAAGGTACGCAACAACCACAAAATGGTTATCAACAACAACCACAGCAAGGTATGCAACAACCACAAAATGGTTATCAACAACAACCACAGCAAGGTATGCAACAACCACAAAATGGTTATCAACAACAACCACAGCAAGGTATGCAACAATATCAGCAAGCACCTCAGCAACAGGCACAACACCAACTTCCAGCACATCTAGCGCAAATGACACAACCAATGGAAATGACCATGGATGCGTTAGATGGAATGGGGATGAGTGTAGACCATTGGCTTAAACCAGACTTTAATGGTATGACGGTCGGTGAAATACCATCCGTAATTCCTTACGTGGATGTTGAAATTGAAATGACCCAAAACCACGGTTTTGTCCTTGGCATGGGACTACGATTTGGTAAAGACCCCGTTCAGTATGATTTTACACATGACAACGTAGTTTCATCAAAAAATGGCATGCCCTGGTCAAGTGTATTGCAAAATGCCGTAATGATTGACGCTGGAGCCTTGCCGTATCGTGCAGCGCAATTATGCTTCGACATTTTAAGTGATGTTACGGGTCACGATGGTACTTTAGTTGCTAAAGCGGGAGAAAGTTTAGGCTACACCACACCACAATCTAACTGGACGGAATGGTCAAACTTCTATAAAGCCTGTGTTAAACATGGTTTGATTGGCACAAAAGTTAAAGCACGTATTACTAACAAGTCGTTAGATAAAAACAAAAACAAGTGGGGTGTTGCGGTTATCACCCTACTTGATGAAGTTACGACAACACAAGCTACAGCGGCTTAGAAAACAGCGAAAAAAAAAACTAAAGTAAAAAAGAACTAAATTAGGTGGGTAAGTTTACCCACCTACTATTCAACTGAAAACAAAATTAGGATTGACGATCATGCCTTTAAAACTTATTGATGGTAACAACCGCTTTCGTGCTCGATGGGAAAAGTTAGGCCCAAATGCACTATCCATTCTTTACAACGAATCAATCACCCACATGCCAAACCACACACTTATTTGGGTTTGGGATGGAGAAAATGGCGCTGGGCCAAGGCGCGAAATCTTCCCGATGTATAAAGGCGGAAGAAAGCCTGGCTCAGACCAATTTCATGAAACAATGGCTTTATTTCAAGACCTTCTTCAACATTCTAACTGTCTTCAATTAGCCGTACCTGGTGTTGAGGCCGACGATGTTATTGCTTGTCTTGCTCAAGGGTCAAGTGATGTCATAGAAATAGACTCAAATGATGCCGACTTCTTAGCGCTGGTTTCAGAGCGTATAACGGTTAACCGTGAACCTATTGCGGGTGTTATCCCCGACTATGTTCACCTTTACAAGACGCTCGTTGGTGACAAATCAGATAACGTCAAAGGACTGCCCTCTTTTGGCGCGGGAACGTGGGGTAAGCTTGAGGATTCAGAACGGATATTACTGATCAAACACTTTACGGGTGAAAGCCGACTAACGGGTGAAGACTGTTCAGAGCTTTTTGGTTGGGGTAAAGCCCTTTGCTCGAAATGGGAGGATAACTTAGCCGATTTAGATGTGGCATGGAAAATAACCGATTTTTTCCCTGTCGATAGCCGCCTGATTAGCGAACACTTAAAGGCTGGGGTATTAAATATGGACGCAGCTAACGCCCTACTAGCACCGTTATTATTTACGATGGATCATGAAAAGGTCGCCTAATATGTTAGAACTTTTTAACGAACAAACGGGTATTACCGAAGTCCTAGTTGATGCCCGTAACTTTAACAACATAATTCCACAATTAATCACGCAAATTCAACAATCGACATCACCTTATGTCGGGTTTGATATTGAAACAGAAGATAGTGGTCGTCATGCGGGACTTAACAAGTTCATGGCAATGAAGAAAGGCGACCAAAAGTATAAGAAAGCCAAAAAGCTCGTCTTTGATTTAAATAGAACAGTAATTACGGGGTTTTCTATTTACTTAGACAACGACAGCCGAGATTACTACTTTAACATGGCTCATGCCGACGTTGAGAACCGATTAGAATGGCAAACGGTGTTACCTTTACTTGGAACCATTAAAGCGACAAAAACGTGGGTGATACATAATGCCGCGTTTGAACTTGCTCAGTGCAATGGAACGTGGAAATTTGACCTAGGCCACAACTACATTTGTACCATGCAACTCTGTGTTAGTGCCTACAACTCAGACGAGTATGACATTCAGAAGTTTCACGAAGCGGGTCTTGGTGGTATTGCTAAGTTAATCCCCGAAATTACGAAAACTTTTGCGGGTTATGAGCCTAGACAACGTATGACAACACAACAAAACGAGTTGTTACAACGTTGTGTGCCAAAGCAATCAGCACCAGAGCATAGTTATAACGGCTGGGTAAGAGAGCTTAGCTATGGCTATGGTCTGAAAAAAGCCGTTAAATCTTGGTTTGGGTATGAACAGCAAGAATTTGAAACGGTTCTTCAAGGACGTGCTCACATGGGCTTGTTGACGGGTGAAGAAGTTTTACACTACGGCGCTGACGATGCCTACTGGTGTTTGAAGCTTATGCACCGTGTTATTGCTTTTATGCAAGAGACTAACCCGCAAGTTATCAACACGTTTTTTGAACAAGAAAACCCAATGCCACGCATATGGGCAGATAATTGGTTACGCGGAATACGTCTTAACTATGAGCAATTAGAGTATCGTAGAACCGAGGCAAGAAACAACTTTGCCAACATCCTACGTGACTTTATTAAAGCTTTACAGCAAATAGCTTTCGCGGATAAACCCGCAGAACGTTTAGTCCAAAAGCAAATGAAATGGTACATAGGTAAAGATGAAGACCAACCAAAGTACTTAGAATACCGTGAACGCTATCAAGCTATTGCCTCAGTAGATGCCGATAGCCTAAGCGACTATGACGTTTGCCAGTTGGTTTCAGGTTCCGTTCCAGAAAACTGGGCAACGGAACGAGGTGAAAAGGTAAACAAGAACAAAGGCAACATTACCCATTACATGATGGCTCGAGTACTGTTCCATGATTTGTTAGATTTACCGCTTATCTACGTAAAAGGTGCTATTCAATCGGGAGGTGATGCCCGAGGTAAGCTTAAAGAAAAAATAGAGTTATTAAGTACTGAGCCTAAAGAGTGGCTAAAAGAATGGGGGCGATACAAATGTCATACCGAACTTAGTGACCAAGAGCGTCAAGCATTGGCTGAGAAGAAGGTAGCGGAATACCCACGACAAGCGGCGGAAACGATTTTAAATTGTTTAGGTAAGATGGCTACCGTTGAACAGGTAATGAAGCTTTACCTTAATTCTTATTTAATGTTAGTAGACCCTGAAACTAAGCGTATTTATCCCACAATTAGTTCTAGGTTAAATACCCGCCGTATGGGGTGTGAAAACCCTAACGGTATGCAACTAAGTAAACGCGGGGAAACAACTTATGTTAGGGGTTTCTTTTTACCCGAACGTGATGATCACCTAATTGTTTCAGTGGATTGGTCTCAGGTAGAACTGGTCCTAATTGGTGAAGACTCTAAAGACCCAACCTTTGGTAAAGCTTACGGTCAAATACCTTATGATGATTTACATTTAGATGCCGCAGCGTCAGCAGTACGAGTGTTTCATCCTGACTTTACCAACTTACATCTAAAAGAGTTACCTAAAATGGTAGAAGCGGATATCACTTCGTTCAGCATTGAGTTTCCACAGGTGTTAATGAATCCAGTAAAAAAAGAAACAATGACACCTAAAGCGGCACATAAATTTTGGCGCGGTACTGCAGGTAAGGTTTCAAACTTTGGTTATTGGTATTCAGGGTCGTTGATGACGGTGCAACCTGGTCTAGGTTGGACGGATAAGCAAATGTGGGACGCTACGGATAATTATCGTAAACAATTTCCCGTTGCTGAAGCATGGAGAATACGAACCCAAAACGAAGCCAAGATGTATGGGTGTGTTTACATTCTTGATGGTCATCGTAGAACACGTTACGAGTCAACCCAATACTGGTATAACGCTATGGTAGCCAAGTTTGCCAGCTATGGTAATGCGGCAGTTACGGCCTTTGGTCAAAGAGTTTGTTCCACCATTCAACGTAGAGCAGCAAATCAAGCCGTTAATGCCAAAATCCAAGGTGGTTGTGCCACATTAGCTAAGCGTTCAATTCTACGCTTAGTACGTTGTATCAAATCCGAAGGTTGGGATGCCGTGTTTTACATGCCCATACACGATGAATTAGTTTTCTCGGTTCGTTGGGATCAAGCCATAGCATTTAGCAAGCGCGTTAAAGAAATTATGTGTCATCATCCTGATTTGGTTCAATGGCTGAAACTTGATGGCACTGTTTCCGTGGGTAAAACGCTAGAGCCTTATGACAAGGACAAAGCACCCCTAGGTCAAATTGAACTTGACGAAGCACCACTATTACCCGAGTACTTGCCAAAAGATACCGAAGGCAAAGCCCTAGACGATAATCAGCGCATGAACGTGGTTAATTATCTTATGGGGTTAACACCTATGACGGACGCGGCCTAATGGTATACACCCTACGACAGCCCTCAAAGAAAAACTTAAGAAGCAACGTCTACAAGGAGTTACGTCGAGTTTACCAAGTTCCTGCTTATACGGGTGCAAAAGTCCGCTACTTAGGAAGACCTGCCACCATTATCGCTGCGGCTGCAGAAAACTATCTTATTTTAAGGTTGGAAGATAGACAGGACAAAACGGAAATAAGAGCGGGAGTTCGTCAAGTAGAATTTCTTGAACCAATGAACAAGAAAAAACGACCACGAACTAAGCTACAACAGAAATTAGAATCTCAACCTAATAAGGCTAAAAATGACGCCTTTGAAGATGGTTGGTGGTAGATAAACAATACGAACTTAAACAGAGAGAAACGAAATGAAAAACATCCATGTATTTAAAGCAGAATTACCTTCTATATCAGAATTTGAAGAGGCGCTTATTGATAATGACACACTTATGTTTACCCGCTGCGGTGATCATGACTTTAGTCGCTTTGGTTTTTCACTAAAGTCAACACTAACTTGGCTTTCAAATGGCTACAAAATTGCTTACACGTACCAAGAGAAAAAAATTCCTAGTGCTACGGTAAGAGAATTGGTTGATGAAAAGGTTGCCGCGCTTGAAGAAGCGGAAGAACGCCCTATTCTTCGACGAGAGCGTAACGAATTTAAAGAGAAAGTACTCCAAGACTTATGTACAAAAGCCCTAACGACCACGACCACGTTTGAGGCCTTTTATCACACCGAGCATAAGCTACTTGTTGTTGATGTTGCTAGCGAAGCCTTAGCGAGTTCAGCATTGAAACTCATTTGTCATTGCTTGCGGTCAGTAAAAACCGAAACCTTGCATGTTAGTCAAATATCTAACAGTTTAGCTATTAACCTTGCTAAAAGCATTCGTCAAAACGTGGCATTAGGCTTTGCGGGTTTCACGTTAGGAGATAAACTCCATTTAGAAAACGTTGATGGTGAACAAGTTAAATATAAAGGGGATTATGCCCTAGAGCATATCGAGGATTTAATTGCCGATGATTACGTGGTAAAACTAATCACCCTAGAAAAAGATAATATAACTTTTGATTTTACTTCGGAACTCAGAATAAAAAACATCCGCATAAATCCCGAGTTATTCGACGAAATTGATTCCAACGAGGTTGCTACGCGATTAATTCGTGAAGCAACAACGTTGGAATTAATGGTAAATATCTGCCTTGACCTTGTTAACTATTTTGACAAAGCAGCAGAAACAAACAAACGTAAATAAACTAACTATAGGATTACACCTTATGAACAAAGCACAATTAATAGAAAAAATCGCTTTAGAAGCCGAAATTAGTAAAGCCTCCGCTGAACGAGCTCTTAACGCCTTTATCAGTAATGTTAGTGATGAACTTTCCTCAGGGGGCGAAATTTCCCTTGTGGGTTTTGGTACTTTTAAAGTAGCTGACCGTGCGGCACGAACAGGCCGTAACCCACAAACGGGGGAAACGCTTCAAATTGCTGCTTCTAAAAACCCGACTTTCAAAGCGGGTAAAGTCTTGAAAGAGGCCGTAAACGCTTAACAAAATTTAACCTAAAAGACTTAGAGTTAATACTCTAAGTCTAAGGTATTTACCAGATGAATCTAGTCACAGAAGATTTACTTTTTATTTCTTTGGTTTTTTTCCTACTTACTGTATTAATTCTTTTTTTACGCCTAGAGGCCAAGCACATCAAGCATAACTGGCTTAAGAAAGAAGAAAACAAAAATAAGAACCTTGGAAATCACCCTCAATAAAGAGTAATATCAACACTTAAAAATTAAACGTTTATAAAAATTAGGATTGACGATATGTTAACAATATCACCAACACTTTATACGAAACTTTATCAAGACATCGTAGATTTTCGTAATGCTTTTCAACTACCTGTAAACGCGCCTGAGAAATTTTCTCTTGCCGACGACGAACTACACAACAAATTATATTTAGAAGAAACTATTGAGCTTTCAGAAGCCGACACACAAGTTAGTCGTGTTGACGCTCTGGTTGATTCTGCATACGTGCTTATGGGGCGTTTAGTCCATTTAGGGTATCGTAATTTAACCGTTGCTAGATCGTCAGAACCAGCTAGAGTCTTTGCATTAGAAACCATCTGGAATGTTTGTCAAACCGCCTTTAAAGAAGACACTTTTGTTAAGTGTTGGGACAACATTCATGCCTCAAACCTTTCAAAAGTTTGTAAAACGGAGCAAGAGCGTGATGATACTCTGCGTAAGTATAAGAAACTTAAAATACCCACCCTTGTTGAAGAAGTTAAGGGACTATATGTCGTAAAAGTAGCTAAAGACGCCACGATTGACGACAAACATTATCCAAAAGGAAAGGTATTAAAGAATGCACATTACAAGGCAGCAGACCTTGTTCCACTAGTTTAAGAAACTAACTCAAAAATTTGGATGGATTGACGGTGGCCGACATGATCCCACAAGTATCATTAAGTATAATTACTAAACCAAGCGGAATACTAACTAAAAAACTAAGTGTTCAACAAGGTCGAGTAATAAGTGACTCTAGTGAATGTAGAATTAGTTCCGCTGTAGCGAATAGAATAACGCTACCGTTTGACCAAGTTCCACAATTACTTAAAGAGTTGGGCAACAATCAATGTTGTGCGACGGGATGGGCGAACACCGACCACACCCAAGTTGAGTTAATGTCGCGAGACAAATTTGAGTCTAAGCATTACCAATTCCCCGTGCAAGAGTTACCGCACGGGGTTTATGCTACCAGAACACTAGACTCGTTTACTCAAAAAGGGCAAAGTCTAATCATGTTTGATTACGACGACGATGAGGCTTGTCCGTATAAAATTAACTGCCCCGAGCAATTTATAGAATTACTATCACAAGTAATCCCAGACTTTAACAAAACCACCTATATCCGAACATTTTCAACCTCGTCGGGTGTTTATGACCGCACAACAGGGGTTTGCCTAAAAGAAGCCGCAGGTTTTCATCTATGGATGGTTGTACCCGATGGTAGTGATATTCAACGATTTGGTGAAGTGTTAGAAAAAAGACTCTGGTTAGCTGGTCTAGGCTATATCAAAGTTTCGACTAAGAATGCCAACCTAAATATCCGTACTGTAATTGATACGGCGGTATTTAGTCCTGAAAGGCTGGTATTTGAAGCGGGGGCGGTTATTAGTGATGAAAGTATCGAACAACGGCTACCATCCCCTGAGTATAATGCCAAGCAATATAATTTACTTGATACCAAGAGACTACCTAACTTAAGTGATTTAGAGGAAAAGTCTTATCAAACGGCTATTTTAAATGCGAAACTAGCCGATCACGTTGTCAAAACAAAAAACGAAATTAAACAACGCATAGCCGACGATTTTGTTGTTAAAGCACAAATGGCGGGTAGAATAATTCCGCGTTCACAAGCAATGAGAATGGTAGAAAATTTAGAAAGGCATATTCTCCCACCATTTCATATTATTTATTTCGCCGACGGTTCACAAGCGACGGTAATGGATATTGTTGCTAACCCCATGGCTTTCGATGGTCGTGAATGTTTAGACCCCATTCGAGAAGATAAGGGTCATGGACGCTCAAAAATCTTCGCTAATTTAGACCAAGCCGTACCTAAACCACAAATACACTCTTTTGTTGAAGGTGGGCGTAACTTTGATTTAATGGCTTCTATGAAGTTATTACACGTAAAAACGGTTGACGAAGAATTTACCGCCTTGCGTGATTTAGTCACTACATACCAAAGTCAGGATAGTGAATACTTCAAAGCAATTGAACTTAAACCAGGTATTAATCTGATTAAAGGTGAAAAAGGCACGGGTAAAACCTTCACTATTGCAGAAACAATAAGAGCAACAGAATTAAGTGTTCTGGGGATTACCCCTCGAATCGGTTTAACTGAAACGGTTTCAGACGACTTTGGCTTATCTTGTTATAACGACGAAAAATTTAAAGAAAGCCACGTTCTAAGGTCACAAAAACGATTAGCTATATGTTATGACTCTATACATAAGATTGCAGGACAGTATTTTGATATCGTTGTCATAGATGAAATTATTCAAGTTATGCGACACGTTAAATCCAGTTCGGTTAAATTTAAATTTGTTTGTTTAAATGTTCTCAGGTCTTTAATCTTAAACGCTAGATACGTTGTTATGATGGATGCCGATATCAGCGCGGATTATCTTGGTTTACTTAGAGACCCAGATTTGGGCTGCTGTAAACAAAACGTAGACATAAATCTAATCCTTAATCATTACAAACCCGCTCAACGTCAGGGTAGAAAAATTTACAATTACATTGACCTTGAAGATAAAGCCGATGAAGAAGCTTGGGGAATAAATTTACTTGAGTACGTGAAAGATAAGGGTACCTTTATTGCCACAAATGCTAGAACACAGGCATACAATGTTGCCAATGAAGTTCTCGAATCTTGGGGTTTAAATGTTACCCTAGAACAAGGACATTTTATTACTGAAGTTAATGGTCGTCGTGTTATAACCATAACCTCAGACAACTCGGGTTTGTCGGAAGTAGCGCAATTTGTAAGTAATATTAATAAAAATCTCAGGCCGACGGACGTTTTTATTTCTTCACCAAGCTTAGGTACAGGTGTCTCAGTTAATAAACGTGAAGGTAAGCCTGTATTTGAACGTGTTTATTGTCGCTTCACTAAACGAGCGGGTAACACCTCAGCCGATTGCTCTCAACATATTGCACGAATCCGTGGTTGTACCGAGTTTCACAACATCATTATTGATACGTTGGAGTGGCAAGAAACTGACCCAGAATTAATCGTAGCGCAAGAAATTTATGGTCGAGTTAAAGCTGTGGATGGCTATGTTCGTAGTAATGATTTGAACTTTGACCCCTACATGAATAAATACGTTTTTGCGGATAATAATTGGGGACAGTGGTTTGGTTTAATGGTTAGTTTTGAAAACCTTGATCGTAATGAATTTGGCTTAAACTTCTTAACGCGATTAGAGCAAGAGGGGTATACCATTGAGACAGTTAAATCGGAAATAGCCCCTGAAGCAAGGACTAAAAAGCATGAACAAACTAAGCGTGTAAAAACGAAACAGAAGGAGTTAGAAACACAACTAACAGTTGATTCCCCATTATTAACAGATGAAGAAAAAGCGGAGTTAGATGCAAAGTCTCAGTTAACAGTAGATGAAAAACGTCAAATGCTAAAACGTAGCACTGCCGATGCCTTTGGTGAATACAACCAAGACGGATTGGAAGGTTTACTACGCCTGAGTAAAGCAGCATTAAAGTATCGTCGTTCAGGTTTATATTTTGGTATGAATAGCGAAACGTTGTTGTTAACCGATTTAAGTAATCGACTTGATCACGAAAAAATGCATATTGAAAAAACAGTACATTACCCCCGTTGGTCGCTAATGATATCCTTAGCAAGCATTTTAGGTATAACGTTAGATAATGATAAACTTCCCCATTCAAACGGTGCGGTTATCAATGATGGTGTAAAAGTGGCTTTTTACAATCGCCTTCGAGAAGAAAAAGAGGACGTAAAAACACTTTTAGGTATTAATGTTGGTTACCATAAAGAAATGCACGGCATTAGTACCGTGGTTGGTAACGCGGCTAAAGCCATGGGACTAAAACTTATTCGTAAATCGCATAAAGGCCCAAATGGTGAAATAAAAGTCCGTGTAGTCTGTCAAGAATCCTTAGCTACTCTTCGCAGCGATATACTACGAGCTAGAGCATACAGCCCATCACCATTACACACAACACTAGCAGAGCCACCACATTCGCTAGTTAACTATGTTGCTCAGTATAATGCTGGAATGCCTGAAAGAGCACCTAGAGAACATCGATACTTATCTCAGCTTAATGACTATGAATTTGACTTACTTCACAAATTTATTAAACGAGTGGTATGATAGTGGGCTAATAGCCCAAACGGACTAAAAACTGTTTGGGCTTCAACTCAAATACAGACAGATAGGATTGATGATGCGTACTAAAATGACGCTCGGGGTTAGTCGTTCAAAAACAAACACGACGACAGAAACCAAGGCAATAAAACCAGAATTCTCCAAAGAAGATAAAGATGCTTATTACTGGCTAGGTCAGGTTATGGTTGAGTTGTATCGTCTCAAGTTTAGAATTAAATGGGATAAACCCCTTGCTAAGAACTTTTACAAAAAAGTACGTAAAGTTCTAAGCAAAGACTTTATTTCATCAAAGAATCTAAACGCCGCTATTAAACATCACGTTAAATCACCTAAATATTTATTGATGTTAAGACCCGGCGTCTTTAGACATGACCTAAAAGGGAAACCCACAGTGGCGGTCACTGAATTTGAGTCTAAGCATGCCTTAACAGAGTTATACGAGCATCATGGCGCTTTTATGCGCGACCGTAGAAAGCGGAGAAATAAACAACCTATTACCTCCACAAGGAAAAATCATGTTACGAAACACAGGCAAACCCAGTGAGGATGCTTATGAGTCTTGGGTAGAAGAATGTCACGGACACGTCTACCGATTTGAAGATGCTTATGATGCTAAGAAAAAAGGCAAGGCGGCATCACGAAAACCCGCCGATTACTTAATAACGTTAGGTGGTGTCAGTTGTTTAACCGAAGTAAAAAGCACGACAAAAAAATCACTTTCGTTCTCAGCCATTAGGCCAGAACAGTGGCGAAATGCTGTAAAAGTTACTAAAGCTGCGGGTATCTATACCTTCGTGATGCACTTTATTGACGAAAACAAATGGTTTGCTGTACCAGCCCAGCTATTGATTAATAGCACCAAACAGTCTATAAATATACTTGAAGTCGCAGAGTACGAATTTGACATAACAAAATTTGAACCAAAGCAACTTTCCTATCTGAAGTAATTGGTTGGCTCCAAAGGGAGCCGATTTTATTCAGGTAGATACAATTTGGATTGACGATAGGATCACACATGAAAACATTCATAATGCCCGAGGGCAGCCGAGTTATAAACTTCCCTTTATCTTCTTTAGGGCCAAACTCCACCTTAGATAAATACCTTCAACATTGCTATATTCTTGGAGACCCACATTTAGGTCGTAAATTCAAAACGGGGGTTCCTATTCATCGTCTTGGTGATCGTGAACAAGCCGTCAAAGTTGATTTTCAAGAAAGTCTTATTGGCCTTAAACCAGGTAGAAAATTCCACGTTTGTATGGGGGACTTGTTTGATAAGTTTACCGTACCAAATGAATGGGTAGAATTCGCTTATCAAACATACCGTGAAGCAGCGTTAAAGTTCCCTGCAGTGACGTTCATTGTTATTCAAGGAAACCATGACGCATCAAAAGATAAATCTAAAGTAAGTTCTTTTGAAATATTCGCTGAGCTTTGTAAGCCAATAAGCAACATTAAAGTGCTAACGGAACACCCAATATTTATCCCACACGATCAATTAAACTTTCTATTCGTTCCGTGGACTCCTTTTAAAACAACGTCTGAACTCTTAGCTTTAGAATTTCCACTATTAAACAAAGTTAAAAATTCACCCTTTGTAGCTTTCGGCCATTGGGACACAAAAAGCCACGGTGAAGATATTTGTGAGAACATCATCCCTCACGACCATTTTACTCGTGATTGCTGTGACGGGGTGGTTACTGGTCATTATCATAAACCCGAAAGAACTATGTTAAAGAAAATTGAATTGTTTGTTACTGGGTCAATGCAGCCATACGCACATGGTGAAGAAGCCGACGACGTAGATAATCCTATGTACGTTACTGACACTAAAGCAAACGTCGAAGCAAAACTTATTGAAGACGAAACCTTTTATAAAAACAAAGTGCTTAGGGTATTGGTTGAACAAGACGACACACCGTTAGCGGGTATTGATTGCTATGCACTCACCCACAAAAAGACCGCGCCGTTAGGAGAAGAAAACGACGTGGACGTGGAAATTGACGACTTTGATATTAAGGGGTTATTCAACAGCGTAATGACAGAAAAAGGCGTTTCCTCTGAACTAACGCAAGAACTATGGGCTAAATTATGATTTCAAAAATTAAATATAAAATTGACTTTAGTAATGGGAAATCTCGAAGTAACGATGCGGAGTTATTAAACGGCAGCACCATGATCACGGGTAAAAATGGTCGCGGTAAAAGCCTAAATCTTGAAATGATTGCCTTCACATTATTTGGCACCGTAGCGCTACGTGGAAAAACGGGGGATTACTCAAGAATAAAATCGCAAATAGATGTTACCATTAAAAATACGCCCTATGTTATTAAGCGTACTAAGAGTGGTGCCGACGTGTTAAATGTCGATGGAGAGCCACTAGCAACGGGTCATAAAGCCGTTAACGAATGGATAATATCTACATTAGGTTATGGTTATGATGTCTTCCGTATCGCGCATTGGTGCGCTCAAGGAGACATTCAAGCGTTAGCTAATATGTTACCAACACAGCGTAAGCAAATGATTGATGATGTTGCGGGCTTAACGCAAATGGACGGCCTGATTAAGCTTGTAGGTGAAGAGGCTAAAATTTATCGTGCGGGGATTACCGCTGCTGAAAGTGTCTTAATAAAACCCACCAAACCCACCAAACCCGAAGGTCAGAGCGAAGGGGATTTAAACATAGGCCTAGAACAACTTGAAGTTGAACGTTTAGACTATTTAAAGCTGGAGGCGGAAGTTAATAGCTTACCCCCTTTAGTCGAACCTGTTAGACCAACCGAACCTCAACCGTTAACATTACCAGCGCAACCAGAGGAATTAACGGTCGAATTGTTAGAAATTGTACCCGTGACTATTCCAGAAAATTTAGCGGGGCAAGATATTTTTCAAGTGATTAGGGACTTAAATGAACGACGTCAACAGCTAGAATCCAACCAACGGGATTTATCCGCTATTAAGCAGCAGTTATTGACCGCACCACAGTATATTGTAGACATGATCCCAGACGTTGCCTTATTAACGCGAGAAGAACTGGAACGTCAGCATGAAGTTTATAAACAAGCGACGTTAAAGAAACAGCTTCTAGACCAAGGTGACGTTACGTGTCCCAACTGTAATGTCGCACACCCTTTAGCAAGTGACGCACTAAAGGAATACGAGAATGTTGACTTAAACATACTAAACTCAGCACCTTTAAGTTTCCAAGACTTTGAACGTTGTCTTAAGTGGAAAGACTTGAATAGTCGCGTAGCAGAATTAGAAGCAACACTACAACCGTTACCAACAATCTTAATGTTATTAGAGCAATTTGAGCCTATTGCGGCACAATTAAACGCTAACGAAAATGCTGAGAAAACTAATGCGGAAAAAATTGCACAGCAAGCTAAAAGTAACGAACATAACTATCGCCAATGGCAGAACACTTGCCAAAGCCTTAAGCAAAGCCACGACAATAGTGTGGCGCAGTTTAACGCTAATTTAGAAAACTTTGCCAAAGCCTGTGAAGCGCATAAAGCCGAGGTAATTAGACAAGAGCAAATAGTTAGCACTTGGCACCAATGGGGAACGGATTTCAAACTAGAGAACCAAGCGTTAATCTCGGAGGTAAATAAAGCACTTCAAACTTGGGCGACGTATCACACCCTTGTTGATGTTTATAATAAACAGCTAACATCATACGAATTAGCTAAGAAAAGCATAGATAACGACAAAGCCCTACTTGAAGACCGAAACAAGGCTAAAGCGGCCTTGACGGAAATAAAAGCACGAGTAAAAACGTACATCGTGCCAAGCCTTAATAAAGTCGCTAGTTATCTACTTAGTGAAATGACAGGCGGTGAGCATAGCAACGTTGTTATTGATGAAAACTTTGAAGTGGACGTGGACGGCCAACCGCTTAGAACGCTGTCCGGATCGGGAAAAGACATCACAAATTTAGCCATTCGTATTGGTCTTGGAAGAATTCTCACGCATAAAGTTTTACCCGTAATGATGTTGGATGAAATTGACGCCGCTATGGACGAAGAACGTGCTCAATATACTTGGGATTGCATACAAAAAATAACGCCCCGAATTGGTCAAGTCCTACAAGTTAGCCATAAAGATTTACCTGCTCAACATAGAATGGAGGTGGTTTAGTATGTTTATTAGTGAAGAATGGTTGACGTTGTTTCTCTTAATGTCAATTTTGGGGATGCTTTATTTCTTTATCTTAGCCTTTAAGCTCGGCAAGCGGTTAGTTTATTGGGTTTGCTATTGGTATACACATTTTACGTGCAACCATATTTATGTACCAGGTAAACACAGTCATAAAGGTTCGGTTTTATTTTGCATAAACTGCTATCGAACTAAAGAAAACAGGAAAGAGGTAAATGGGAGGTAGACAACAAATGAAAACAGGTCTTGCAGCCATTCTTGCCATAGCCGCTAGCGGCGTCTCTGTTCAGCAAGAGATAGAAAACGCCACTCGAAAGTCGAGTAATCGTGTGTGGAAACCTATAGCCTCAAAAGCCAAGGGGTATTCGTTCAACGACGCTGGGGTGGCTAATAAGCTATCAAGGGTTGGACGTAACGAACCCTGTCCTTGTGGCTGCGGTAAGAAATTCAAATATTGTACTTTAATTAAGGAATAAAAATGTTAGAACTTTTGGAATACGTCACTAGCGGTTTTTGGGTTTTCATAGGCTCAATAATTATTATACCGTTATTCTTACTTTGTACTGGCTGGGCTATCAATGCCTTACTGCTAGGTTTGTGGGGAAAGAAATGCTCAGACATAGATATTTCACTTTAAGGGGTTGTTAGTGTTTAAATTTAGGAGAACAATTATGGATATGTATGGATTTATTGAAAAAATCAATCGTGAAGTTTTGCACCCTTTGGGTTTGGCCATGACTAGAAACCCAGAAACGGCAGCAGCGATGGTCTTCTTATTTCGGATGATGGTGAATGGGAGAACGCGCCTGAAATGAAGATAAAAACAGAAGATGCAATGGAATTAGGCTTTGCAAGAGACAACCGAAAAAGGCGCAGGCAAATGCGTAGGAATGCCCAGGCATTATTTGCGGCTGGTGGTTCTATAATGACTGTAGCTGCAAAGTGGAATTTAGAGCAAGCAAGAGCCGTATAACCTTTGCGTTAAGCGGTGAGTGAAAGTTAGTGTGTTTTTGGCTAACTGTAAGGAATCCGATGAGCGCAGCGAATGAATTTGAACGCGTTGTTAGAATTGGCGTTAACTAAAAGGTATAATTAAAATGGAACAAGCTTTAGCGGCAGTTTACGCAGAGGGTGAAAAGGCTTTTCATACTGGTAGTGTGAACCCCTACCCAAACACAGATCAGTACTGGGGTGAATGGACGGCAGGATGGACGGCTGAAAAATTAAAAGCAGAAAATAAAAACAAGGTAGAAACTATTGAAAATATAGGTCTATCAAAAAACAAACAAAAAGCAATTAAGCAATTTTCGGAAATGATAGCCAAAGATTGTGCTGAATTGATTGAAACGGTAATAGAAAAACGAGTGAGAATGTACGCTACTCATTTAGCTGAAATAATGCAAAAAGATGATTAGTCATTCTAACCTTTGCGTTAAGCGGTGAGTGAAAGTTGGGAACCAACTGTAACGAGTCCGACGAATGAAATGAGTGAATTTAAACGCGTTGTTAGTGACGCATTACGGGAATACTGGAGATAATATGCCAATTACAAAAGAGCAGCTAAAGGAAACTAAAGTTCCTTACTTAATAGTAGCTGACTGTAGAGCAGGAAAGAGAAAAGGACTACCTAAAAAAGAACAACCTAGCACCGTTGTTGGTTATTCAGTGAATGACCCCCTAGGTGTTGGTGGTGGTATTTTTGACACAAACCCATGTGTTTATTTTAAAAGTGGTGGATGGGTATTACTAAGCGACTTTGTGAAGAACCACTCTATTGTGAGTAATGCGCACTAACCTTTAACTTAAGCGGCAAGCTGTTTTTGTCACGTTGAATTATTTGTTATGTTACCACGAAATAACGGAGATAAATATAATGAAAACGACATACTGTAGTGATCGCGTTGAGCCTGTTGTTAGCTTTGCTGCTACACCATTAAATACTGAATCAATGAGGCAGCACAGAGAAAGATGGTTAAACAGGATTCAAGAAGCGGAGAGTAAATTTAACATAATAGAGAATTGCGTTCATGAAATACTAAACGACATAGAAGAGGATAAAATAACAACCTTAAAATCTGTTTATGATCGATTACTAATAGCGGTAAAGAAATCAAACTTAACCCCGACACCAGAAGCTAGAGTCGCAATGATTATTTATAGCGATGAATATGAAAAACAGTGCGGGGGATCAATGGATTTTTTTGATTCGCTAGATGAAGATAGAAAGCACCGATGTAAATTGGTGGTGGCAACATTAAATAACCTATCAGCAACGGATAAGAAGGTGTTACTAACCGCTTTAAGAAGCAAGGGTTTTACGAAGAATAAAGTATACGCCGATAGCTTAGAAAAAAAACGTGAGTTTAATTCAGCAATAAAGTTAACGAGTCTAGGTCTTATTAATGGTGAGGTTACTTATGAACATACTAATGGCTATGCTGTAACTGGGTTTGGTAGAACTTGGGTTGACGGTAAGTCATGGAATAGTTTTAAAGGTGAGTTAACGAAAAAGGGGATCGAGGTGGCAAAAGTCCTTCTCCCCCACATTAGACCCGTTTAATTTATATCGTGAAAAGACAGAAACAAAATAACAAAATAACAAAATGATATTATTTCTTGACCTCAAGACGTCTTAAAGGTACTTTATGCAGACAAGGAACGACAACAACGTCCTTGTCCTACAAATTAACTGATTGACGATATTGAGGTAACGATGTCCGCGAATAACCACCAGCGTAGTCCTATACGCTTAGATTTAGTCCCTAATGACTTACTCACACCCGAAGACCTTTTTACCCTAACGGGTTACGAAGACCCAAAGTTTCAAGCCAAAGTCCTAAAAGAAAACAATATCTTTTACTTAAAAGTTAGACGAAACGAAATCCGTACTACCTGGTATCACATCAACAACCCCATACATTTACGCGTCCCCCATTTGGCTCAGGCAGATGGTGGTGTCGGTTGGAATAAGAGTTTCCAACCTCGTGTGGATTCGGTTCCCAAACCAGATGCCACGGATATAGCAAGCACGTTAGAAGCGTATAATAATTAACTTTGGATTGACGATATGAACAACCAGAACACTCTTGGGGTAAACACCAACATGTCCCCACTTCAACAAAGCAAACATCAAAAATATTGGAGTACAAAACAAGTATGTGAACGATTTGGATATATATCGTCACGCACACTCTCTAGATGGGTCGAGTCCAGAGGATTCCCGCCGTCGGTTACACCTGAAGGAGAGGCGAATTTATACTCCATTGAAGCCATCCTCTTGTGGGAAGAAAACTATTTCACCCAACCAGATATAGCCTAAGGAATAAGCATGTTTCTATATCTTCTACAATTTGTGGGTCTATTCCTGTTTCTAGGGCTATCGGGGTCAATGATTATCCTCGGAATTTTAGCCCTAACAAATGCGGGATTTTCAGAGCCTAATCCGGTACAGAAAGTTTTTGGTTTACTAAGTGTCTGTACAGGTATCTTAGGTTTATACCTTATCTTTAGTTCCATAACATTAACCATTAACCATTAACTAACGAGAAAATTATGTTAAAAACTCCGTTCAAAGAAACAAGAATAACATATGCCGTAAGACATGCCTTAGCACAACCTGAGTACTACCGACCAAAATCGGAGGATAAAGACTAATGGCTGACACCGAATCGACACTCATTGAGAGAGGAAAAAATTACGGTCGCTTTCAAAGTGGTGCTACTACCATGCAAAACTTAAAAAACGTGATACGTGATAACAAAGGCTATGAACACTTAACCGCACCTCAGCGTGAAGCTCTTGACATGATCTTACACAAAGTAGGTCGTATTGTTAACGGTAATGCGGAACACGTTGATAGTTGGCACGACATTAGTGGCTATGCTCAATTAATTGAAAATCAAATTAAGGGTATTGGTGAACAATAATCCGTGAAATAAAGGTGGTGATATATGTTAAAAGAAGTAAAACCCGTACCAACCGTTGGTGTAGATACCAAAACGGTACAAGCTTTAGAGTCATTATTAGCCTCGGCTAAAAAAGGTGACTTAAAGAGCGTTATTTATATCGATCAATACAAAGATGGTAAGTGTGGCCACGGCTGGGCTGGTAAACCTGACAACAACATGCTGGGACAAATTGAGGACTGTAAATTCAACATTATATCCCAACGATATTTTACGGTTCAAGAATAACCTAACCAAGACCTACGTATGTAGGTCTTTTAACTTTAGATAGGAATAAAAATATGTCAAACAGAAAAAGTACGATGGTCGAATTGGTTGATGAACTCAAGAAGTTACCTAAATCCCCCGACATTAACTTCATGATCCAAGAAGCTTTAGCAGGAGAATACCACGATTATAAGAATGAGAAGTATGTCTGTGGGAAGATGGAAAGCTCTCAACGATTAAGGACATTGGGTTATCCTGACTTAGCTCAGCGTATTGAGAATGGTGAGTTTGACGAAACGTGCGACGATGATGATAAAGAACGTCTTGCTAAGGAATTAACGGAAAACATGCCGCCAGAACAAGCACAATCATTAATTAACGCCTTAGGCCTTAACGAATAATAGGATTGACGATATGAGCCATCAACAGATAAATCAAAGCTCAGGTAATGTTGAATACTACACCTCTGAAGAACTACTTGTCTTAGTACGAGAAGTGTTGGGAACAATAGACCTCGACCCAGCAAGCTGCTCGTTAGCGAATGAAGTGGTAAAGGCAAAAAATATTTTTACCAAAGAGAACGACGGCCTAAGTCACTCTTGGTTTGGTAAAGTGTTTATGAACCACCCCTTCCATAAGGGAGAAAAACCGTGTAAGAAAAACTGCAAAAAGAAAATTTGCCAACCGAGCAACGACCCTAAAAAACCTACGCGTGGTCATTGTATCGATTATGAAATCCCTGGCAATGCCATCTGGACGAATAAACTTGCCGATGAATACTATAAGGGCAATATTGAAGAGGCTATTTGTATAACGTTCTCATCAATGTCTGAAGATTGGATGTGGCCGCTACTTCAAGAAGTGCAATGCTTCCCGCGCGGTAGAGTACATTATCGAAAGCCTGACGGTACAGTTGACCGACAAGCAACGAAAGGTAGTGTGTTAACTTACTTCGGTAAGAATCCTGAGAAGTTCGAGGCCGTTTTCAGTGCTATAGGCAAAGTAAAATAAGCTACCAAACTACACCACCATCCTTATCCACTGTTCTAGTGTCAGTAGAAGAATTGTCTAATTTACGCTCAGGCAGTGGTGAATTTAACAGTTCTTCTATACGTTCACCCCACTTATTATACGCTCGTGCTTGATCTGGAAGATAGGAGTTTAAATCATAAACATCTTCAACACCTGGGGTAGAGTGCCCCAACATTATCTCGGCAACGTGTGGTAACGTTATCTTTTCGCCCTTAATCTCTTTAGTCCAGTTGGTTCTAGCGGTTCTACGCAAGTCATGTATCGTCCAGTGAACCATCTTAACATTGAAGTTTTTAAGAATGTACGCATTGATGTTCTTGGGTATGTTTAAGTGTGACTGACCTTTAGCTTTATCACTAAACTTATCTGGCTTAGTAATGTTCGTAAAAACAAATTCCTTAGACCCACTTAGGGACAGGGCTTGCACGATCAAAGGTTTAGAAAACTTAGTAATAGGACGGACAATGGGTAAATCCATAAATTCCCCTGTCTTATGTTCTTCAGGTAATAACGTCCACAGACCAGTATTAAAATCAAATTGCTTTGGATGTGAATTCGTCAACTCCCCTATTCGACAACCATAGTATAAACATAACAATACCTGTATCTTTGTCTTTGCTGCAGAACGTCCCAACGTAAGCGCCTTGAGAATATAAATTAACTCATCATCGGACAAAACTCTTTTTCTTTTCTTACGAACAATTTTCAAATCACGTCTAGCACTAAGATGTGCTAACGGGTTTTCGTTAACGACACGTTTACTTATACCTCGAAAGTACACTTGTTTTAAAAAGGACAACATCACCCCCGTCATGTACGGTCTAAGCGGCATGTGTTTTTCAAAAAAATCCATCCAACGAGCGGTGCTTATTTGTGAAGCTGGATAGCCCCCCATTTCAGAAAGTACGTGCTGTTTCGTGGCCTTAACATTTCGTGAAGCTTTTTTCTTAACGCCTTCCTGTTCGTACCAATCGAGAAATAAATCACTAAAGGTTGAATATCTACCCTCCCCAAATAAATTTTTTTCTTGGGTTATTTTTGGATGAACACCCTCAGCGATACCCTCTTTAATTTTGGCGTTTAACTTTCGGGCTTTACTAAGAGAAAGGTCGGGGTAAGTCCCTAAGTCTAGTCTAGAAGGTTTGCCCCCTTTTGGGTATCTATACCTTAGTTGAAAAACTATTTTCCCTTTTGCCGAGACTCGAACACTTAAGCCATTGCCGTCGCTCTTTTCATATGTGCGTCCTTTTTTATCAGGTGATTTTAACCAAGTGTCAGTTAAGGCCACGTATAGCTCCTAGAGAGAAATTGTGTACATATTTTCTCAATATTTCAGTTTAATAGTACCAAGATAAAAATATGTACATGGATATGTACACATATTTGTTGGCTGCAAGTGACCTAGTATGTCTTAATTTGACAGCCTTGAAAAGCACCTTTAGCCTAAGCCGCATAGATACTAGATTAAAGTTTTGTCCTGATGTGTCTTGATGTGTCGAAACAATACCATAGTCTCCACATGCTTTGTTTGAGAAAACATATTGCGAACACTTAAGGTATTGAATTAAAAACAAATAATAAAAAGCAATATTTGGAACTTTAAAAATATGTACCTGATTCTGTACACTTTTCTAAAAGTGTCCCCTGAATCTTGCGTTTAGGTTTAAAACACTTTTCTAATATTACGCTATTTTAAATAGAGAAAAAAGAAAGCTCTTTTTTCTCTACATGTTATTTTGCTTGATTTCGGATATAAGCTGCCGCAGACGACATTTTAGAGGCGCAAAGGTGATAGCGATTATTGTTCCTAATTGTGACACCCAGCATATCCCTAAAATCGTTACTGTTATAAGTTAATAATGGTAAACACTCCGTAGTTATACTACTCGGTGGCTGCACTTGTAACTTTGGAAGACTCAGTTCGGTTGGGGCTACGGTTATTGATGGAGTCGTTGAGCAACCTAATAGCGTCGTCACTAACAATAGCACACTCAGGTTCAACTTTAATTTTATCAACATACTTAATTATCTCCTTAGTTATAATTTTAGTTTGAACATCTTGGTTACGCCGAGCTAATTCGTCGGCGTGTATCTGAGCTTGTTTATTTAACGCGTCTTGCATTTCTTTGTGAGCTATTTTAATTTGCTTAGCTGTGGCCTCCTCAACAGCCTTAGCGCTAGCACTACTCATTTCAGCAATGGCCCTGTTGTAGCCATTACTATCCAAATAAGTACCAATGGCAACTAAAGCGGATAAAGCACTAAGAATCGTAAACACCCATTTATAGCCATCAACAAAATCAACTATTTTTGTTACCCACATATATCACTCCAACAGCAAATAAACGTACCATTTATTGATTGTATTCTTAACGTACCCAATAGTTTCTTGGCTGTGATTCCCTGTAATATCGGGTAGACATCTGATTATTGGTGCGTAGGGAATAGGCATGCCACAGGCTTTCTGTGAGTTGTGAATATTCCCCGCTCCAGCGTTATAGCTAGCAAGCGCCAACATATACCTGTCAGCAGAACTTCGTGGACTAGACCAAAATAGAGCCATTTGATTCATATACCTCGCCGCCGCCAGTATGGAGGTTTCAGGCAACCAAAAGTTAACTAACTCAGGGTATTTACGTTGCATTTCTCTTGCGGTATTGGGCATAAATTGACATAACCCATAAGCACCAACAGGAGACACAGCCCTAGGGTTGAGTCTGCTCTCTTGGTAGCATTGGGCTTTTAATAACCGCCAATCCGTCCCAACAGGTAAAAAGATAGCCGCATCTTTAAAATGCTTGTCATACTCTTTACTTATTAAGCTAGCCGATTGCACAGCCGACGATAATAGCGATAGCAATAAAACGCCCCGAATGATACAGCCCGTTATATAACGCCTTAGATTTAACATCTATATTCTCCTGCCACGCGGTAAAATGCGTGTCCTTAAAAAAACAATCAAACCAGAACAGCGCCACACGGCACATAATAATACCAAGCAGCGCTAGGGCTAATTTAAATAAACCCGTGATTAAGACACTTTCTAAACCTAACATCAACCTCTCCTTAACTATGTTTGTATTGTAAATAACTTAGCGTTACTCATTGGCCTACGTGGGTGTAAGATCGTTTCCCCTTCGGGCATAGCTAGACTAAAAACCTTTATTGAAACAGGTACGGCTTGGTTTAGTTTAGTTTTAGTTGACTCCCCCAAGTGCAGTTGTACTCTTCCACCATCGAAGTACTTTATTTCTTCTGGGCTACTACCAATTTCAACATTATCCATGTAGAGCTTCATACTCGTCGCTTTTATACCACTGACAAAATCGATAGGTGTTTCTTGCCACGACTGTAAGCTATGGTTGTATCTTCGTTCCTTAAACACCCATTCTATAATGTCTGAGCTACCTTTAAAGACTGTTTCAACCGTCAAGTTACACCTCCTTATCTTGCACAATAGGTACAGGAACATTCGCGGCACCAATACTTACGGTATCTTCAACGGCTGCTGAAACCGCTTTATCCGTAGATTCATCAACAGCAAGGAGAACTTTTGTACCATTGGTGTAGACCACGGACAGATCATCATATAACTCAAACACACTGCTATCGTCTGGAGATATTTGGAAGGCATTAGCCTCAAAGGTCAATGTGTCTGACGTATTAGAGATAACTTTAGCGCTTTGTCCTATCCCTGTGCCTGACGCAATATGCACTACTTTACGAATGTATGTGTCTACAACCCAACCAGCACCAGCTTCAGTAATTGTGCTAGGCGTTCCAGCGGAGGCATTACCCGTATGCCATTTATCACTTTTACCTGTTTTTGTTAAATCATTTTTACCTGAAATAACTAAGTTAGATAAACCATCAACATCTTGGATAGACATGTCCCCCGCTGTTATCATGTCGTTTGCGATTGCTAAAGACCCCGTAATAGTAGAAAAATCGTTAGTACTTCCAAGGTCTTTTACTAAATAAACTTTAGTAATGTTGGCTTTTAAGGTGTTAAGGGCTGCTAAACCCGCGTCTTCATAGATATAAGGTGTGTTCATGTCTTTATTCTCTCGTTAAAATATATTGAGGTGTGGTTGAAATCATTCTGTACTGAGATGTAGTTGAATAAAGCACGACATTTTCCCAATCTATATATCCAATCGTCGGTAAAGCACCAACATATAATTGTGTCGCTGAAATAAGAAATACTTGTTCAACAGGCGTTGTTGAAACGTTAAAATCTTGGTTAATGTTTGACTGCAATATCTGTGTCACATAACCCAGGTTGTGGACGGTAAAAATCTGCTCAATACCTACCACAATATTCCTAATATCAAAGGAATAGGAGATAGGTTCGCAGGTTAACACAGAATCAATCTTGATATTTGCTCTGCTAATGTGTGAGAACTGCTCAATAGGATTTACAGTATAAACAGCCTCGGAATTTAACGGTACGGTCTCAATAAACGTTACTTGCTCAATTGCTGTCGTTGTGAACTGTTGTTCAAAGTTAACTGAAAGGGTGTTAATAGCAATATGTTGTTCAATAAGCTGTGTAGCGTAGTTTTGCTCTTGGTTTATTCTAGCGGTTGAAGCGTATATTGTTTGTTCAATATCCTCAGTGCTATAAACTTGGTCAAGTAAGACTTGGTTTTTATCTATTTCAATTGTTTGCTCTATTAATGCAGAACGTAATAGTTGCTTTGTTTCAACAATTGATGGTGAAATATTCTGATACCATCTAGGTTTGGCAATAACGAATGTTTGTTCCACACCTGAGTCAATTAGTTTAAATAATTGATACGGATTTGCTTCAATCGAGTCTAAGTTTTCATTCGATGGAATATTATCGTAAACATATACAATAGTTAATGTGGAAGACCAATCACCTAGCTGAACGTAATTTCTAATACTAGCGTCTGAGGAGTAACAACTACTATTAACCGGAGCCTCGATGCCGTTGTGGTAGCCGCGCAACGGGAGTCTATCACCTGCTTGTCTAACACTAAATGCTACTGACGTGAATGTGTCGCTGATGATAGGCATATTACTCATTGAGTAAGAGTTGTAGTTCGATTTAGCTACGGGGTATGTACTTGACCACCTACCATCTGACTTTATCTGAAAATCTGAGGTCGATTCCGAAGAATTAACCAAAAATCTCAGGTCTTCACCCGATTCGCCGTTAGTTCTCGTATTGAATGAACCAATCATCTGAAAAGTGTTATAGTTGATATTTGTTAGGTCTATGCCTACATCTGCTAACAAGAACTGAGCGACACCTTTCCAATTGTTCCCGTTACTGTCACTGTTAACCGTAGGAGTACTACCCGAGACTGTACCTGAAACGACTTCAACAACGTTAGTACCGTCACATATAAACGCGGCAATTACCCCCATCTCAGCTACAAGAGGATTTTCCCAATCGATTTCGGGTACGATTTCACTCGCTAAAACAATCTCAGGCATAATGAACTAACCGCGATTCGTGCTAGCAATAGCTGTGAAATTACAAACTGCGCTGGGCTTTACATAGAGTTTGTTATAAACACGCATTTTCCTAGAACTTAACTCAATTAACAATCTGTTATTAACAGATGAAACAGCATAAGTTATAGCTCTATCACCATTAACTGGCCTGTAATTTAAAAAGTCTTCTGGATCTAGCTTATCTGAACAAACAGACAGAAAGACACTAAAAGCGCAGTCAACATCCGTAGTTATTTCAACATCAACGCCTTGGTTCGACGCTGTTTGAATGTACGCTAAAGTCTGTGGGTAGGTACATTCTTGTTTTTCAATAGCTAACAAGGCTTTAGCTGAATCAAACTGCTCTTGAGTAGCATCCGAAAAAGGGAATGTTGTTGTGTTAGCTTTTGACAAAAGAATAGGCTTTAGCTGGGACAAAGCCGTACTTATATCCGTATCTGCGGCAATCATACCGTCTAATACAGATATTTGAGCATCACCCGTATCATTACCGATAATAAAATTATAATTCTGCGAATCTAAGAACGCGGCAAGAATATTTTGATGTGGGTGTGTGTTGTCCGTAGCTATTTCTTTAAAGCGAATATAAACACCTGACAAGGCTAATATGTTATTCATTGTGTCACGATTTATTATTTTACCCACCGTTTCAGTGTATGCTTGCGCTTCTGCTAACGTATTAAAATCTGATAGTTTCATAATGTCTTTTTAACCTCTTTTTTTATTCCATTCTTAAATCGTGCAAACGCTACGTTTTTAACACCAAGCATTCTTAAAAAGTTTTTAAAATCGTCGTAATCTTGCTTTGTGAACTTAACCTCTTTTTTATTAAGCATAAGTTCTATGTTGGGTACACCGTCAACGAACGTGATCACGGCACACGCTACGAAATCATCACCATGAACCTTTGTTTTACGTGCGAAAACTTGCTTAAGCTCAAAAGTCCAATTCCCGATGGTGACGATGATTTTCATCTTCGTTACTCACCCCACACCGTAGAATATTTTTCATCGTTCTCTATGGCTACTCGGCAATGAGAATTCTGTTTCAGGATTTTTTCAAAACACCAATCGATTACTAATTCCATCTTCAAAGCGATACCATTGCCACGCTTAGCATGATAGCCTACTCGACCACTGACATGAGTATCCATGTTGCCGCCAAGAACCGTGTTTGTAGTTTGATCTTGAGCAATGAACATCTGGTAAGCCCAACCTTTAAAATTCAAAGTTACACCTAACACCGTAGCGACAGGCTTAATTTTAGATATTAAATAAATAGGCAAAACTACAGGTGACATGACAACAAACAATGTTGACCAGCACACAACTACAATAACCAAAAACACTAAAGCTACTAACCACTGAGCTATATTTTTCATAAATACTCCTACACCAAAAAATCTATATCATCAAATTCGACATGAAACGCTGCTGTTCCACCACTTAACCTATCTAGCGCTCGGTTAGTTCGTGCTGCGGTAACTTTATAATTACCACTAATAACAGGTTCACCACCACATGTGAGTACACCATTGACTATTGCCCCTGTTAGGTATAATTCCGTGGTGGTTGGTTCATCATCTGCGTATTTAGTAAGCGGTATTTTTACTAATGAGATGTTGATATTTAAATCAGACAACGTTAATTCAACTAACGGCGTAAAACCTACTTGAGCATAGTATTTATTGTCTGTGTTAATAACTGGATTAGTTGTCTTATCTGATACAGTTATGCTTGTTATTGTTTTAACTGGGGCATTACTTGGTGCAACATAGGCCGTTGTTGTTAGTATTCTCGTTGGGGTTAACTTCGTAGGCGGAACTAAATACCCCTCTTGAAATAAGTACCCTATTGGATAATTACCTTCTATCGCTATATGATCATCATAGTTGGCCAGTATAAACGCTTCATCTGCTTCTATAACATTTATAACTTTGTTGTTTTTTATGAGTGTGTATTGCATATAATATCTCCTAAGCTTGTTGTTTAACAAAATTAATAAGTACGTAAGGGGAAAAACTACCACCTTGTTGTCTTCCAACATAATCAATACCAACATTAGCGGCATAATGAGGGTTAGGGCTAGAGGCACCAGCACCCAACAAAGATGGTCTACTATCAATTGATGCAAGGTAACCTTCGGTTTTATCTTCACCATCATTAGATGCACAAGCACCTCCACCAGCACCATGATAGTAGGCGGCACTACCTGTTTGGGTATATCCTGCTCCATCCCCTTGTATTTTACCGTTTGAAGTTACAGCCCTAGTTGGTACATTTGCAACAGATCCATTCATACCATCAGTACCTGCTATACAAGTAATACCATCATCTACTTCTTGACCATTCCACAGAACTTTGCCACCGATGCCGCCAACCGCAGGATATGAACCGTGGTCTGCACCTTGACCACCAGCTTCCACAGTAAGTGCACCTAGAACTAAAGAGTAACCCTTCGTTAAAATTAGTTCCTGTCCAGGGGTAACGGCTATTTCAAAATCTATAACAGCACCACCTCCACCTCCACCTCCACCAGATTGTTTGCTGTTAGAAGTACCAGCATAACTAGTACCACTACGACCACCAGCAGCTTGGTATGTAACCTTAATCAAGTAACAATAATCAGGAATGGTTATCGTTTGACTTGATCCGTATTGCTGAATGTTATCTTCATGCACAGCACGTATACGGCTAGGCATAGTGATAAACCGTAATAGCTGCAAATTGTCTGCACTCAGTAACGATGAGTTGTCTACATATACTTGTATATGAGTATCTAAACCATCAAAAGTAGATATACCCATATCATAACCAGCATGTTTAGCGTTCAACAACTCTCTTAATGTTGCATAACTAACGTTACTGTCATCAAAGCCTTCTGCTTGTGCAGCGGTTATCTCTCCTACTGTTGGAGAAGGTAAAGCTATTACTCGATCAATTTCTGTTTTAGCACTAGCTGCTAAAGGGGCTAGTTGTCCTGCTGTCAATGTCATTAGATTATGAATCCCCAAAGTTTACAGTTTAAGTTTGTTCTCATTTTATTTAACTCCACGTTCATGAGTGATACATGTGCATCATACTCTGTCTGAGCTACCTTGCTGTTTGCCATACCAGTAGCAGCATCAATAGCAGATTGAAGCCCAGCAATATCTGCGATGTTTAATACCACAACACCTTGTTTACCATTTACACTTACTACGCTTTCACTATTATCAACCTTGAACCACTTCTCTAAAGTCCAATTAGTACCATCGTGTGTAGAGTTTTGGCTATCCCATATGATGTTGTCGTTTGGCTCATAATCAACACCATCAATAACACCTGAAACTGTAATCTTGTACATTGGGTTACCTTGAGGAACACCGTCTACAATCGATGGAGGGGGTGGCGCTATATTGGCACCAGCATTCCACTGACCTACAAAATATAATGATGCGGTAACACTAGACACGGCTGCTTGCGCTGTAGCGGCTGCGGCTTGTGTTTTAGCTAGGTAGTGTTTAAGACTATAAATCCCAGAACTTATTTCGGTATCTACGGCGGTATCGGATAATGCATAAGCAAGGGCATACACATCCTCAGTCTGAGACTTGAGCATAGTGACATCATTTTTTAGCGTAATGGTGTCGTTCTTAGCTCCTTCGGCTAGCACTTTGGCTGATAAGGAATCGGTGGCATGATGCAACGAAGATTTATCTGTTGTATTCGTTACGTTCTGGTCATAAGGATTTACAGCATACTCTTTAGCTTTTGTTGCATCTAAATTAGCTGAACTAGCACTGGTACTAGCTGATAACTTGTCATCATCAATGTCTTGCTGAAAAGAGGCAACCGTCGTCGTCAATGTGTCAACATCGTTTTCTAATTGATTGAAGGTATTCACTGCTCCTGTAGCATTCGACGTTATTTGGTCTACAGTCTCAACGACCTCACCCCATTGCTCGCTAATAGCAACTACTTTTTCCACTGCATCAACTAACCCTTCAATAGTATAGGTGATAACAAAATCTACCCCTGAGACAGTTGCATGTTTCCAATTGTTACGAAGCTGGATTTCACCAACACTACCACTCATACCCTCAACAGTCATAAACCCATTTAACTCAATGTGACTACCGCTACTAACAAAAGTAGCATCCACTCCACCATCTAAGGTCATCGTTTTAGACCCATTCACAAAAGAGGCTGTACCTGTTAAAAAGCCATTTGCCATAATTAATTCCTACTCTAAAATCTATATGTACAAGCTATTTGTTTAACTTGTTCAGGGTAATCAAAAATAACGTCTTCGTGGCTTTCTGCCACTGTGTAGTTATAAACCAAATCATCATCTTGCTGCTGGGCTTTACCCGCCATAGCGCTAGAGCAAAGATTGTCGCCATCGAGGATATTCCCACCTAGACCACAAACATTAATTAAGCCTTCACCAACGGAATTTATCGTTACAAGTTCGTCGTCCATGTCGAATTCTTCGGACAACTGTTCCCAAGTCATTCCTAGAGGTAGCTGGTCATAACTATTAAGATATGTGGCTAGAGTTAAAGCCTCAGAGTAAACGCCATAAACGTTCTTTTCTTTAAACGTTTCAGTTTTTTTAACTTCGGATATTGAGTTGCTTATATCTGACTTAACCACCACTCTAGCCCTACTAACTAAATCTCCTACTTCGATAATATGGGGGGTTTTCACTATACATATGTGTCGCCCCGTAAAAGGAGATACACCACCAGGACTAAAAATACCCCGCCAGTTATTAGCGGCATTACGGTTAGAAATATAAAGCCCCCAATCACTATAACCTCGAGCATCGAAATCGGCAGGAACGTAACTTGCTGGGGGTTGACTGATGATCCCCCCCTTTTCAGGTATGTAGCATCGGGAATAGCCCGAACTATCAGAAAATATGAAGGCCGTAGACCCTTGGTTATTTTCAGTTACACTAAAAGAGCCACCATTCCCCCCGCGCATTTTAATAGACGTAGTCTCAATGTCGCACTTACCTGTTGCGGGATTAAAGTCTAATTTTGCATTTCCAGAAGAACATAACAGTCTACCCGTAAAGGTCGCATCTACAGCCAAAACGATGTCCGCTGCTAATTTACTGGTTGTAACCGAGTTTGCGGCTAAGTGTACGGCTTCAATAGCTAGAGCCTTAATCTTCCCCGCTGTAATAGCGTAGGCTGCAATCTTATCCGCTGTGATTGCACCAGCGGCTATTTTACTCGCTAACACCGAGTTTGCAGCGAGTTTATCCGCAACTACCGCCCCTGCAGCTATTTTATCCGCAATCACAGCGTTGGCTGAAATTTTGTCCGCAGTCACAGCATTTGCCGTTATATGGTTGGCATAGATTTGATTGGCCGCAATCTTATCGGCTAAAACGGAGTTAGCCATCAACTTAGGTGTCGAAATAGAATTATTCGAGATGTTCGTTGTCGTTATGGGGAACAAACCATTTAAATTACCAAGCTCTTGCCAAAGTGTTCCTAATTGTTGACTACGAGTAACACCCTCATCTACGATTGCTTGCTTATTTATCAAACCTTCTTGGGTAATTAATGCCTGACCAGCAGCTAATCTTATATCATTTACCATGGCGTCCCACGCCCTTGGTATCGTGTCTAACTCAGCTTGTATTTCTTCAATCAACTCCCCCTCGCCAGATAAAGGACTTTCATTAATATAAACCAGTACCCCACCTTGTTCAGGGAAGAAAGCTGTTGTTCCAAATGGGCCTATAGACCTCGCCCACAATAAATACTGGCTGTCAGCGTCTAGATTAAAATAATCCACTAGGGTTGGTGCTGTGCGAATTAATTCGGCATCAACAATGTTAGGAAGTGGTTCACCCTCAATAACCTTGGCTATCCACCACTCGACCAGCACATCTTCTATCACCAGTTCATCAAATAATGGTGATGCTGAAAGTGATTGGCGAACAACGTTTGTTTCAATATCCACAATCAAAGGAACACCGTCGGCCGTTATGTTCTCTACACGTAGAACCGAGTATTCCCCTTGTTGGTCTATTAATTGAAACTCTAAACGTAGGTCATTACTAGCAGCACCTAATTTCTTAAGATGCTCTAATAAGGTATAAGTTATCTCACCGTCCGAGCTTGTCCCCTCTAATAACAAGGTTTCAGTTTTATTATCTATCAGAGAAAAACGCACACCCGAAATAAGACCTGAGCTTAATAAAGGCATCTTGCTTCTGGGCGCATCAACATCAAAAAGATATTCTGCCTCAATAAGACACGTTAAATCGCCTTGATTAAAACTAAAACTTAAGGAAGTAAAAAGCTGGTCTTCAGAGTATTCCCCTAAAACGAAAGATAATTCATTAATCGTCCATTTAAAAAGGTCGGAATAAAACTTCTTATCGTTATAAACCATAACCACGGTAAAGCCGTAGTCTCCAACCGTTACGTTAGGTACTTCAATAAGCGTAGCATTGGTCGTTAACCTTAAACCTGTATCAACACCATCTTTGAAAACTTGTAGCTCATAGTAAGCCCCAAGATAGACTTTTGAGGGCGAATCCCATGTTAACCATAAATTAAGTTGCCTCTGATCTTTCACATTAACGTATTCTTGCTTAAGCACCGTAATGTTCTGGGGTGATTCCCCTGTTTTGGGGTTGTCAAAATTAAAGCTTGGTTTATTGGTTAACAGTAAGTTATCCGCTGCATCGTGTTTGTTTCTATTTACTTCAACAGCCGTTAGACTCACAGCTTTACTTTCGGGGTCAACTTCCGAAATGGAAACAATTCTAAATGGTTTAGATATCCCTGGAGCACTATTTTCACGTTGAATAGAAAACGCGGGATATTGTGGTAAGTCCAGTGTTGGGGCTACACTTAGCGTTAGCTCCTTAAAAAAACCTACCCTATCAACAGTAAAAGAGATTGTTTCAATAGCGTCAGATTGCGTTTGCACCAAGAAATAAAACGTGCCTGACTCTTCTAAATAAATAGGGTCTCTAAACGTGACCTTTTTATTTTCTAACGCTAAAATACGCCCTGATATACCCCAATCTTGATCAGGGTCAACAATGTTTATAATGTCGAAAAGTTCAAAACGAATCCCAGCATTAGGCAACATGAAAGTTACAGACATGGTTTCTGTTTGAGACGAGATTAGTCGAAAATACATCTTCCGCCATGCTTCTTGAGCATAGATACAACCAACACTCTCGTATTCCAAAACATTCGCACCATGTTTATCTTGTGCATTTTGGTCAACTAATGGTCCTAAGTATTGACGTTCCCAATCCAATTCAGAATCTATATATGAAGAAACTATTTCATTCGGTCGCTCAGTTAAATCCGTATGGCTGTAAGTAAAGACCACGTTAGGACTCGTTTCGATACACTGCTCAGGGGTAATGGTGGCTACTGCGGCTGTGTTCCTGTCAGCAACAATAACTAACTGACCATGTTCATCATCATAGGCCTGAGCATTGGCCGAGCCTAAAATGTAGTTGATAAGATCTAACCCATTTTGCTTTTCAGTGATCACACCATTAAAAGTAAAACGCGCATGTTCCCCACCATCACCGTCTGACAACATTTCATCCGCATGTTTCGCTAACGTGTAGACGCGATATCTGTCTATCGTAACTCGTGGGTTTATACGGTAATAACCTATTCTAGTATTTGTTACTAGTTCATAGGCGATCCAAAAAGGGTTATCCGTCCATCTTTTTTCAGTTTTAAATTCCCCATCCCAAACAATGCTCTCATCATATGTTTTGGTCTCTGGGTTATAGTTGGTTGGTACTGAACAAAGTAAACCTTTCCATACCCCAGAAATATTTGGTAGGTTTTGAATTTCACTATTAAGTAGAGCGGCCACATGCAACATTGCCGTCCCTGCATGATATTCTGCCTCAGCTTCCGAACCAGCAATACCCACGTTTTCTGTTTCATAACTTAACCAAGAGATTCGTTGAATAAATTCTTCATCGTTCTCAACGCCAACTAACGTAACCGAAAGTTCAACGCCTTTTTCACTATTTGGTACCGTAAAAGTGTAGCCTCGAACAAAGCCACCAACAGTTGTTTTTCCCTCGACAGTTATTTTGTCCGTTAATAGTGTTGGATTAGAAACTAAGTCATCTTCTTCAATAACGAGACGCCCCCACCCATCGACCACAATCCATTTAACCAACAAATCCATGCCTAATTCTTCTCTGGAATGCCTTTCAGCCACTTTTTCGGCATAAAACTGGGCAAACTCTGCCTGAGTTTTACTTATCGTAGCCCCCCATTCATCGCGTTCAAGTTCAAGTTGAAACCACACCTGAGAATAGAAATATTTTTCGTATTTATTCGTCTCGATATTTAAAATCCAAGCACCGACAAGCGTACCTTGCTGACCTGCTTCGTAATAGAGTCCGAGATAATAGATATTAACGCGCCGAGGAATGGCTCCATTCTCTGGAGACATACCACCAGAAGATTCATCGGAAATAACCCGCTGCTTTATCGCCGTCCAATCTTCACCAATATAACGCCACTTTATTGCTAATTCCGCACTTGACGATTTATACCCCTCATCAGTTGCGCGATATAATTGCTGTACAGCTAAGCGAATTTCAACTCGGTTATATTGTCCTGCAATAGCTGCGGGTATCGTCCTAGTAAGTGTAACGTCGTCTACCAGTGTAGCATTAACAACGTGAGGAGAAGTGTTTCCGCCAAGTAGGTAAGCAATAGGACTTTGACCGTAAAGATTGTCTTCTAAATCCGTCAACACTTTTCCAGATTCAGACCGTAGAATAAACTCGGCTTCAGGAAATTGAAGTTCACCATTAACGTCTCGTATCGCAGTGTCATCCACAAAAAGATTCGCTAATTTTTCTTCTTCCGTGTCACCGTCTAGGCCATAGATTGGGCCTTCACAAATACCAAGAAGCATTTCAAAGCCGTCAGTAGACCATAACGAATCTCTATCGTTACCAGCGTCATTTCCGCCACCACTGCCCGAGGCAAATGTGGTCTTCATCTTCGTCATATCGTCAATCATTCCAAATTTTAGTTACTTAGTTGTTTAATTATTCATTGTTTAACGTAACGCTTAAATTTTCCCACGAGTCTTTAAATAATTGTGGTGTAAGCAATAAGTCCGACAAATGTAACTCTTTTGTTTCTCTACTCACGGCATTAAGACTAAATATATGCCCCCCGTGTTTATGTCTTCCGAGGATAATCGGTATTGGTGTACCTGATTTTACGGTGTTTTGGTAACTCGTTACAGAATAATTTTTATTATCCTCGTCGGTTTCTTTTTTTATTGGATTTAGTAGTTCAACAACTCCACCAAGAATTAAACCTACCCCCGCTGGTTGAAGATATGGTGCTGTAACAGGGGCAACGTAAGCCACGACCAAAAGCACAATACCGATCACAATTCTAACATTGGGGTTATTCCCTGAACCACATACGTCTTTAGGATAAATTACGCTCTCACTGGTGATGTTCAAAGTATTGACTTCTATAGGTTCATCTAAGCTTGAACTTTGAGTGCACTCTTTTACCCGACACAAAAAACGCTTTTGTGTGTTGTTTGGATTAAGCTCAGGTATTAATTGCAGGGAATTCAATGCTTCGCGTATCGTTCTAGCCGCCACTTTAATCGGTTTGGTGTACAGCTTGGAAATATCACCGTGTAATTGTATTGTGATCATACTAAAAGTCTCGTCTGCTAAGATTCATAACTTTACCGTCAATTGCTTGATAACAAGCCACCCCCTTAACGCTAATAATGTAATGGGATAAATGGGGTAGCCTTTTAAAACATTCGTAGTCGTTCAATGATAAGTTGTAGCTTCTTAGAGTATGACTATGCCAGGTACTAACAATCTCACCTTCAACGTTATCCACGTCTTCGCTTAACATTCTAAAATTATCTCTCGGCTGGGTATGTCTGTTGGGTAGCTCGACAACCTCACCAGACTCAAGAATAACGCCGCAACGTTCTTCATTCCAAGTAGTTATAATAGCTAACCAATCAACCTTAAGACCCTCCTTATTAAGCATTTCCAAAACCTCCTAGTTTCTTTTTAGCCTCGTAAGGTAACTGGGATAAAATTACGGGGTTAACACTAGATAAGGTTCGTTCCATTTCCGTATGCCTTAAGACTTTTTTAACGCGCATTCTCCACTTTGGAGAATACTCTTCAATAAAACTACGTTGACCTTCCAAATGATGAAGGATTTTTCCTTGACCAACGTAGGTTGCAACGTGATTTGGGTGTTGCGGTCTACCCAAGCTAAGCAATAAAACATCACCTAGTCTAACATTTCTAGGATTATCACCAACATCAACAAAACCCTGATTTTGAAATTCAGAAACAAAAAAGTTTAAATCTGGGTGAAGATACCAAAGATGTGGGCGAGCAAGGTCTATTAGCGTAACATCCAAATACGACTGAAATAATTGCTGTACTAGGGTGTAACAATCTTGCCACCCCTCAACATACTCTTTACCTTGTAATGACAAAGCGGCATCAAAAAGAATCATAAGCGCACCTGATTAAATTCAGGCTGTGTGAAACGTCTAGGCGGCAACATAAAATTATTACCATCCGACAGGTAGTTTAATTGGCAACTAATCATTTGACGATTAACTTCAACAATACGACTAACGTAAAATTGATTCGTTAAGCTTTCATTACTGTCAAGATTCTCTGGATGGACTAAATACTGGGTTACTCTCGCATTATCCAAGTAACCTTTTTGGATGTAATAACTGTAAACACCTTCTGGGTTCGGCAATATTAATCGTGGACGTGTTTTTTCACCCCCGCTTTTATCACCTAAACCACTTAGATTAAAAGCGACTTTACTCCAAGTAAGACCATTCCATTCTAGGGTTTGTGACAAGCAAAAGTGCTGAACAACGGGGCCGTCGTCAGTTTCAATGTATATTTTTAGAAGTTCATAGGGCGCAGAGCTATTCAAGGAATGCTTCTCTTGCTCCATTCCCGAAGGCAAAACTTTCATATCGTCAATCCAGATTGTCGTTGTTCTTAAATTTGACTATAGCAAAAAAAATAAAACCTCGGAACATAAAAATGCTCCGAGGCCAACTATTGGATTGACGATATGTGCCTTACGACGCATACCACAAGATAACATTACCCGTAAACAAGCGACAAGTCCAGACATTTTAAGATAATTTATCTCGGCTGTTCTTTAAATTCCAAAGTAAACCCTTGACTAACACCATTACCCTCCTTCAATAACTTTGGTGCTTCAAATGGTGCTGAAAACATCACCACAAGCACACCATGTAAGTAGTGTTCGTACTCAAAAGCTTTGTGTGTTTCATGTTCTTGGTAAAACCTCTCCAACGCCAAAAGATTTATCTCTGGATTTATTATCTCACTCACCAAGCCATCCTCATCAAGGAAGTATTTCATGGCGTTAAAACTCAACTTAAAAGTTCTCGCTGGGGGCGAATTGGGCTTAATCGTATGAGTCCAACCACCACCAAGGTCAACTTGGCTGTTTCTCTTTGGGTATGAATGTTGAACTTCATGGTACGGGAAATTAAACACCTCCACTATAATTCTCCTTTAGCTATACGTTTAATTAATCGTTTTGTTTTACCATTTTTAAGCGCGTCTTCTTGTATAATGGTGACTACATCATTTGGCCCTAAGTTTTGCACTTTTTCTTGCTCAGTCACAACCCAGATATTTACATCCCCAGAAGACCCCTTATCCGTGGGTATTGCTTGAGGTTCTAACGTTGCTGAGTTGTTGCCCAAACTACTAACCGTCGATGCATCAAGATTGTTTAAGGCCCGTACTCGGTCAATACCTAAAGCCTTAACCGCTGCTTGCCTGAGGACAAATTCCCCTTTAGCGGCTTTAATCAATGTTGAATCTCGACTCTCAATCCCTGAAGTAATTGCACCACCCGTAGAATAACCACCACCATAAATCAAACCACCATTCCACGCTGTTTGAACGTTAGAACCTAAGCCAATCGTTGTAACACCATCACCCATACCACCCGTACTACCACCAAAGGCACTAGCAGCCAAGCCAAGCACTTGTTCCATCACGGAATTGGCCGTCATTTGTGCCGCTAAATTTAACATGCTGTCAATAATACTTAAGGTAAACCCTTTAAAGGCATCCGAGGCACTTGCTGAACCATCCACCCAAGATTTAAAGGCGTTAGCCCCAGCATCCCCCATCCCCACTATTACACTTTGAAGACCTAGTGAGGCCTCTGTTAACAAATCAAATCCCTCATAAGCTTTGTTGCTTTCCCTAAAAATAATACTGAAGAAACGAGAGACATCATCTTCCTCGGGATTAAACGAAAAATCTTCGGTTTGACCTTGATCAGAGGAAAACGTACCTCCCCTAAGTTCTGAGGTGCGACGTCGTTTTTCCGCAGTCTTAAAGGTATACCCTTCATTTTGCAACACGCGATTATTAAGCCTTAAGGCATCCGTTTGATCACCCGTTGCTTTGATATTTTCTTCCAATTGACCATTAAGCTTAGCAATGGTTTTGTTGTTGTTCTCAATCTCTGTTCTCAACTTTTGACTGTTTATCTTGGCAGTATCAGAAACTTTCCCCGCATTAAGTGGGTCATTAATTGTTGCTTGAAGACCCGCTATTTCACCTGTATTTGCTAAGTTCTGAGCCTTAAGTACCTCTACTAGCCTAGCAATACCGTTGGCGAATTCTTTTGACGATTGTTCATAAAGGTTAATGGCTGATAAATTTCTTGCTGCGCTGGTGTCTTCACCTACTTGGCTATCACCACCAAAACGCGCTTGACGTTCAGCACTACTCTTCGTTTGTTTAGCCCCTGTTTGGTCTTCTATTAACGTGGTCTCAGCTTTTAATCTTTGCTGCTTATTACCTAAAGCATAGTCTTTATAATAGTCATTAATACCCTGAGCACGTTCCCAAGCATAACGTCGTTCTTTCAACTCTGATTTTCTTCGTTCACGTTCTTCTTTACGCTGCTGAGCTTCAAAATTTTTCTGTAACTCTTTACTGCGACGTTGAAAATCAGCTTCACTTTTAGCTTTAAATTTAAGGGCTTTTAATTCAGCATTATATTGAGCGCGACGCTCAGCTTCTAGTGTTAACCTCTCTTGCTCTCTAATACGAGAAAAAACCCTGTCCCCTTGCTCTTGGATATAGGCGTCACGGCTAATCTTAGCCAGTTTCTCTTGGTCATCTAATTTGTCAGACGTTGCTTGGTCAGAAGAATCAAACTTATTACGCTTTGTTTTTATTGCCGCAATCTGGTCTTCTATCGCAATGAGCTTAAGCTCTAGAGCATCAATTTCGGGCTTATTTTTAGCTTGAGTTAGCAATAGATTATTAAGCTTTTTATCTTCCGATAAGGTTCTAAGTTCACCCTCAGTTTGAGCAAAATAGGCCGATTGTGCTGGTTTTTGTTGTTGTTGAACAAAACCCAAAATTTCAGAATAAACACCCTGACTAGATGAAACAATGTCTGTGGCGTTCAGCACTTTATTTAATTGCACCCCTGTAGACTTACCTTCACCAAAGAACGTCTCTAAAGCGGCTTTAGCTTCGGATTTTACTTCTTCCTGAATACTATTGATTTGCTCGGTAAAACGCTTTTGTAATTTTTCAGCCAAATCATGTCTAAGTAAGGGGTCGTCTTTTCCTTTGGTGCGTATTCTCTTTTGGTCTTGACCTAATTGAACTTGTAAATCTCTTACTTGCCCTTGGTATTTGTTTTGTAGATCAGCAACAATTTTATTTAATGCTTGAGGCTCACCAGAAGTCACCTTGTCGTACTTTTTAGCCGACTCAGTTATCTCCGAAGCCTTATCTTTTATAGTTTCCGTATAATTAAGTAAGTTTTGAATTCCAACCTTAAAATCAACTAAGTCATCGTCTCTGTTTCCCGTCTTAGCCGTAAACTTTAACCCTTGCTTTAGTTTCTCATCAGGTAAATTACCAATGCCCGTAAGTATATTTCTGTAAGCTATTATACGACCTAAATTTTCTTTAGCCTTAGCGTAGCCATTATTATCAATATCTAATTTTGATAAATTGTCTAATGTCTCCGATAACCTTAAGTTTTTAAGTTCAGGTGAAATCTCTTCAAGACTGAACCTCGTGCCATATTCAAACTGAGTATCGCCATAAAAGACCTCTCGTTTTGAGATGTTTTCTCTATTATATCGATACTGATCTACTTTACTTTGTTGACGGGTTTCGCGTTTAATCTCGGGTGATAAACTGTCAATCTGTGTTAATAACTGCTCTTTAAGTAGTACACCACTTTTAGTTAACCCATCAGAATTAAAATTAGCCACATTTGTTCTAAATTCTTTTAACTTGGCACTAACCTCCTCAAAAGAAGTTGCATTAGAATCGAGAAAAAATCCCATGTCCTTAAGTTCAACATTTAAGGTGTTAATGAACTTAGTTAACGCTTTAGATCCTGTTTCACCATCAGCGAACTGTGCCTGTTTTAAATAGAGGCTATCCATAGAACTAGACAGTGTTTTTAACCAATGATCGTAACGCTTTAAGTCTGCCTCGTTTTCGTTAACATTAGCCGTTGCTTTATCCAGGGGGTCTTCATAACGTCTGTTGGCTGTAGCATTTGAATACGCATAGGTTCCTAATGTTACCGCTGTCGCTAAACCAGCAACAACAGGACCACCTAAAATAGCAGGAAGCGCTCTTGCAGCAATACCTGTACCAGCCGAGGCCGCAATACCTGCAGTACTCGCCCCGCCCGCTCCAGCAATTAATTTTCCAACGGGGTTCTTTGCCAAAAAAGCAAGCAGCTTTAAAACACCCGCACTTATCTTTATTCCTTGAAGGGCAATAAAGCCACCAAGCATTAGCTGAAGCACATCTTTCGATTCTTTTAATAAACTAAGAAAGTCACCGCCTTTTTCTAAGGCCTTGGTTAAAAACTCGAGATATGGCTCCAAGGCTTCATAAAACACTGACCGAGCAATAGAGCCAAATCTAGCCCACTGGTTGGCAAGTGACGTCATTTGCACCGTGTTTGCTTTACTGGCGGATCCACTGCTTTGCATTGCCTCTGTTAATTCCTCAGCAACATCTAAGTTATTAGAAAAAGCACCATAAGCCGAGGCCGCTCTAACTTGCATCGTTTGCATTGCATCCGTAACGGTGAACCCAGCGTTAGCCAATGTTGTCATAACATTGACTAAGCCATGAGTTCTAATGTCAAGCTGCTCCATATCTACATTTAGTTCAGACATTTTCTTTCTAAAACCTTCACTCGGCTTTTGAAGGGCAATAAGAATTTGTCTTAAACCTGTACCTAGCGTAGAACCCGATCTAATACCTGAGTTTGCCATAGCTCCTAACGCGGCTACCGTTTCATCAAAAGACACATTACTCTGTGCGGCAATGTTACCCGCGTATTGAATACCTAGGCTTAGTTTTTCTAAGTTCAATTTCGAGCGATTAACTGCCGTGGTTAGCTTATCAACTACTTCAGGCATTCGACTCGATTCAATATTGAACACACCTAATGTTGATGTTGCTAAGTCTACGGCCGACTTTAAATCTGTGCCTATTGCCGTAGCAAATAACGTGATACCTTCAATGGTGTCAACTATCTGATCTTTAGATAAACCCGCTTGACCGAGGACAATACCAGCCTCAGTTACCTCAACCGCCGTAAACTTGGTTTGCTCTGAAACACGAACCAAGTTATCTTCAAGATCCAACATTTCATTGTTGGTCAAGGCTAAAATAGATTGTAGTTGTTTCATAGAACTATCAAGGTCAACCGCGAAACTACCTACAGCATGAGCAGCACCAATACCTGCGCCCATAACGGCATAGTTTCTTAGTAATAAGGCTTGATTTCTAAACTTACCGCCGCCTGAATCCACATCATTGGCTATCTGAGACTTAATAGCATTATCTTTTGCCCGTTGCTGCAACTTAGGTATATCAATTCCCTTGTCTTGGCTCTTTTCTTTAGCTTTAGAACGGTTAAGGCTTTCTTGTTGCTTAACTATGGCTTTTAGTTTATCTAGGCGTTTGTCGGCTAAATCAAAGGCTTTTCTCTCAAGTTCAATTGTTTCCTTACTTTCTTTATTGCTTTGAGCTTGAGTGTATCTAAGCTTTTGAGCATCTCTAAGGCGTTGAACCTTATCACGGACGTAGCGTTGGTCGGATAACTCCGCAGAATCTAAGTTACTATAGGCACCTCTTTTACCAAAGTATTGCTTATCGTTATAGCGTTTACGCGCAAACTCTTGACGTTGCACTTCGTCCAGTTCGCCTTGCTTCTGTCTTACTGTCTGCTCTTTAAGAGGCTTTTTGGCATCAATCTCTTTTTGAATAGTGGATGATAGCTCTCGCATTGCCTCAGCTAACGGGTCTCTAGCATTCTTATCCGCTAAAACCGTAGAATAGCGATTTGCTCCACGTTGATAGGACTTCAAGCCTGCAAGACTTAAGGCTGGATCTAATTGTTCCTCACCTAACGCAAGATTCGTTAATCTCTGTAACCGCTGGTGTTTCTTAGGGTTCTTGCGTTGATCTAGAACCGAAGTTAGCTCTTTTTCTAGTTGTGAATATTCTTGAGCCGCTTGATAATTTGATAGTGTTGCCGCCTCATTACTTAAACTCGCACTACGTTTTTTTAATTGTGCGACCTCGGCATTGGATAACTTATCAACGTTAGCCCCTGAGCGAGACGCGACTTTTAAATCTGCAACTTTTTTACTCTGTGCGTTTTTAGCATTTTGCTTTTGACGTTGCTGAGCTTTTTTTAACACTCGGTCATTTTCAGCTTCAATTTTTCGTTGCTGAGCGCGTAATTTATCCTCAAATTTCTTCAACGCGTCAAGTTGCGCTTGTTGAATATCAACAGTTGAATTCGTTAAACTTTTAAACGTGCTATCAATGGCCGATAAAACTTGTGTTTTATGCCTAGCATTGGGATTATTTCCCAATAAGCTTTTTGCTTCTTTGTCTAACGTTCTTTGTGCCGCGGCTTTCTCAGTATTAACTTGACCAAGTAAATTAGATAAATGCTTGTTATAGGCGTGATATTCGTCTGTTAAACGAGAAAAAGATTCCGGTGAAGAACCACCCTTATTTTTCCCCGAGAAGGACGTTCTTAAATCACGCTCTAACTTACCTAAATTCTCTTGAACGGAAATAATTTCCTGATCCAGACTTTTTATTCTTCGAGCCGTAGCTTCAATACTCTCGCGGGTATCGTTAGAGAACTTAATCCCTAGTTGAACGTCATCACCTTGCGACATAGCGCCAATCCTCTATTTTTAACCGAAAATTTCAGCACAAGCTAATTGTGCCTCTTGCCAAGTTTTCGTTGGTTTAACTTCTGGGGCTTCTTCTTCACCCCCACCTAAAGCACGACTAATCGCAATACTTAGGTTTTCAAAATGTTGCGACAGTTCGGCCATATTATGACTAACTGAAATTCGTAATTTAAAGCGTATGTCCGCAAAGGTATAACACCAGAAAGTTTTATGTAATTGACTTGGAAATATGTCAAAAGCCCAACAAACTTGTTCTTCAAATTCAAGGTCTTCATACCAACCTTTAAAAACGGTTAATGTTGACTTAGCGCCTGATTTACTTTCCGCTGTGTTTTCAGTTGATTTTTCAGGCGCATGATAAAAAAATCCTCTATATGCTCCTTAACCCAAGCAAAAATAGGCTCCACTTCGCTAATAGCCAGAGTATGAAGTGGAAATTTTTCAACTATTTCACCTTCTTCTCCACGTTGTGCTAGACACATTTCAAGGACAAAGTTTCGCAGATCAGGTTCACTGTTCAATTCTATCAGTTGATCAACCGTATTGAATGGGATGATTAATGTGTTGAGAAGGGCAAAGCTCATAAATAGTTCTTTTTGTTTGCCATTTACCATAAGCCGTAACCTATCTGTAGGTTTTTTAGCTGCATCTTGAGCCATTATCGTCAATCCAAATTTAGTATTAGCCCTATCATAGGCTAAATATAAAAAACAAAAAAGCCCCGAGATATAGGGGCTTTTATCTATAAAATCTAACGCTTAAAACTTTAAAATAAAAGCCACACTTAAGTACGTTTAGACGCCGTAGCATCTTTAAGTAATTTGCCGGCCATACCCTTATAATCCGCATAGAAGGGTTCACCAGGTAGTACTTTTAAATTCTTCCACTCAAAAGCCATGTTGCCATAATTTTCCGAAGAGAATGCCGCAGCAAAACCAGAAGACACCTTAATACGTGGGTTCAGTAGTGTTATCCACGTACCGTCTGCTAGCTGACCCGTCACTTTAGCTGCTAACTCGGTCTGTTCTTCTGTCGTACCTAGCTCTAAAACACTAACACGCTGAATAACCGACCCCGCAGGGATAATAACCGCACCAATATCTACCTGAACAGTAAGAGCACCCGTGGACGCAACGCCTGACGTATCTGTCGCTTTAGCAAGAATAATATTATCATCATCTGGAAATCGAATTGAAATCATATCTCCATCAGCTAACGGTTGAGGTGTACTACCTTCTGTCACTACAAGATCATGTGTCTTGTCACTGTTATTCGTACCAATCGCGTTAACAATGAAAGGGTCACCCGTTACTTCACTAATATCAAATCCAGACAAACCGAGGGCATAGGCCATGTTCTTGGCGGTATATTCATACATTTCCATCGAAGCACGCGTCTCAGAACCCGTAGTCATAGTAAAGACAAGATCGTTAGTAACACCTGCTGTTAAATCCGTAGAACTTCGGTCGTTATTCACGTTAAAATTCTTTACTAATCCAATCGAATGCTCCGAGGGGTTTAGTTCCATTAGCTTTTCTCGTTCACCAATCATTACCGTGGCACTAGAGAGCATAAAATTTTTACTTTTAGCTTCACTCATATCATCAATCCTTATTCAAATTTTAGGGTTTACCTATTAAGTATTCTAGACATCAGTGATGCCGAGATTTAAAGTATAAATTTACATCTATTCAAAAGCAAAGACTATATTTCAGGCTGGACTCCAACCTGAAATAATATCGCTTGAAACGTTTTAGTTTGGGCGTTTATTTTTGGTGGTACTCGTCGTGGACCTACAAACACCATTTCACCAGCTTCTACTTCCTTTACCACGTCATAAAGCTTAATAGCGTTCTCAGCTTGCATTTTATCAACAAGAAAGCTTAAAGCCTCAATCAATAGCATATTGTTGGTGTCACTTTGTGTAGCAATAACAACTTGTCCCGACGCAATGGCTACGGGGTTATTCGCATCCGAGTACGAGAAATCTTCCAAACCAATAAGGTGCCCAGAAGGTAAGTCATTTTCGTCACTCTCAGCATCCAGATTAATGGGGGTGAATGTCTTCCCCGTCTCTAAATGAAGTGCTTCGGCCATATCCGAGATAAAACGTAGTAATGACGCCTGAGTATGTTTAAGTAGTCTTTCCATTGTTTATCCTTGAAATTACATCATCTAATTCAAATTCAATCGACTCCAATACCTCACCGAACACAGGGTCAATTAACAATCTTCCGTCCTTCGCCATAGCCTTTAAATTTTGTTCCAGACTATTAACCTTTCTTCTACCTTGCGGGTTTGATAATTTTAAAAAGCTTGTATGTTCAATTAAAAAATTTAAGAAGCCTTGCTCACTTTGCTCTAAATTTCTAAAGAATTCCCCTTTAATATTAAAGGTTACATGCCCTTTTGCTATGGCTTGAGCTAAAGAAATAACACGCCCATCGGGTCGTTGTATCTTGTTTTTATTTTCCGTTCTATAAAACCCTTTGGCTAAACTAGAATGTTTGTGTGTTCTCCCCATTCTAAGAAATTCTTTTGAAACAATATCTTGCCAACGAGCATTAATTAACGTCCCGCGTTTACCAATTTTTTTAGCTCTACCACCTACTACTTTACCCAAGGAAGCGTTACTTGCTCCTTGCACCTGATTTGAGGTTCCTAAGCCACCTAATCCGTCAAATAAAACGTTACCCGCCGTAACATCTTTTAAGCTGTCAATTTTACCATATAAGGATTGAGAAAATGGGTAGCGCTCTTTTCCCTTTCGGTGACCTCGGGTATAACGCTTACCATGCTGCTTTGACAACCCATAACGACCTTTAAAATACTCTGCGCCATTAGCCCCAAAAAATTGTACTTTATCTTCAAAATAAGATTGCTTCAGTTTTGGAACCCGATATGACCCCACCCAAGGATTAGTCGTTTTCATTTCACTATTAGTATCACTCATTGTTATCGCTAATAACGAAAAAAACGTGTCTAGCTCTCTAACAATTATTTGTTGTAATTGTGAGCTAATACTCTTAGCAACAGTTTCTTGGGTGAATTCTAATAATTGACTAACTTTCCCCATAACCGACGAAAGTAAACTCCCTTTAACTCCAGAAGACACTAGTAAACCTCGGCACGATAAACACCACCCAACAGGGTTACGGCTCTAACTCTACGGTTATTAATCTTATCCGCTGTAGTTACACTCTTTCCGAGATAAAAGATGCTTTTTTCAAACGACAAGTTATCATCTTCACCGTGACTAATAACATCTTGAACACAAGGTAAAACCATTTCTTGATATCGGGTTCTATTTGAGGGTAGACCCGTAATCATGTTCTTAACCGTTAAGGTGGTAGAATGCTTAACACGACAATTAATAGATAAACCTAGAAATACTCGATGCCCCTTAGCATAATGATGGTGTGCTAAAAGATACTCAGGCTCGCCCATAAAGGTTAATATTTCCGAGGGTTTTACCTTATATTCTAGTGGTATGTGTATTAGACTTCTTACAGGGGTAAGGGTTCTAAAATTATCTTCTGGTTTGGTGACTAAGACTTTAACAAAGCGATTTCCAATAAGATATTCTTGGTACTTAATCATTACTCACCCACAATAATATCCGTGGTTGTAACCACTTCAAGGAACGGGTCAACGTCATATTCAAACCCAAACCGTACCGCTCGTAGCTTGTCATATTCAGCTTGTAAGTTTTGGCGTAATCTAGGAAAGTTTAACTTAGCTCTAACGGCACTGTGATCATCAACTTTATGTGTTTGTAGTGCTTTCATTTCTATCGTCGGCATTTGATCTAAAGCGGCTTTATATAAAATTAGCCTATTATCTTCTAAGTGGTACTTCAGTTCTTCAAATAAAGGCTGTTCAACCTCGGTCATCACACCATGATAGGCGTGGTAGAGATTAATACTTGCTAACGAAATCTCTTGCTCGGTAACTCCAAGAAGCTCAATAACATCCTGAGGGGTATAAATTAAAGGTAAAAAAGGTACTACTTCAATAAGAACTCTAGTGGTTATAGCTAAACCCTCTGATTGAAATAAAACGTGTAGATACTTATTTGAAAAGGCCTCATCACTAGCTACCGTTAAATGTTCGGGAGCAATGACAAAATCCCAAACATCGAAAGCATAAGATAGGGAAGTAACTTCAGTTCCAAGTGAATCTCTAAGCGTAAGTTCTACTAACCCAGAATCAGGGGTATATAAAACGTCACCAACCCGTAGTGGTACGGATAACTTAAAATTCTCACCCTGAACTAATGTTACTTTATTCATATTTAAAACCTATTTGGCTTTGGCCTTGGCGGCTGCTTTTGCTTCGGCTTTTGCTTCGGCTTCGGCTTTTGCTTCGGAAGCTGCTTTTGCTTCGGCTGCTGCTTTTGCTTCGGCTGCTGCTTTTGCTTCGGCTTTTGCTTCGGCTTCGGCTTTTGCTTCGGCAGCTGCTTTTGCTTCGGCAGCTGCTTCGGCTTCGGCTTTTGCTTCGGCTTCGGCTTTTGCTTCTGAAGAACCAAATGTTTCCACAAAAATTTCAATCGCTAACTGAGTGCGCTTAACATCATCACCTTCACTAGCGCTTAAAACCTTTTCACTAAAAAAAATCTTTGTGAAATCGTCATCCGTTACTTCGGGCTTTAACTCTACTGCTGTCGCTAGAGTAATTTTACTTGAAGCAATCGCCGAGGTAATAAATGAGCAAGCCGAAACAACCGTCGGTATAAAGGGTTTCACCGTCTCACCTGTTGGTGTCATCAACATCACGGGTTTTTTTGCTGGCTTAACTAGTAATTTTTTCATAACTGTCTTCCAAATCAAACTAAAAAGTCCGTAACCCCACAAATAGAGCTACGGCAATAGGCACCTGTTTATTGTGTACAATCAATCAAGGTACGCGTGTCACCGAAGATCAAACGATAACCTTGGTTAATTGTTTTAACGTAGGTTACCGATTGATTGCGAATGGCTTTCTCTGACTCTTTAATTTGGGAGTTAGCTTCCGTCAATTCTTCTAAAGTATCACCACGGCTATAGGCCATTAAGAAACCAGCCGTCATTGAACTGGATAACTCAAAGTTAACACCCTTAAGCAAATCTAATCCCAAGCGTACTTGTGGTGCACCATGTTTTTGTAAATGTTCCGCAACCGAAACACCACTCGTTGTTGGTTCAAACATTAAGAATAACTCAAGATACATATCTAAGTTACCAACTAACGTGTCGATAGGAATACCTTTGCTTGCACGCGCAACTAATAACTTCATTAATGCAACATAGTTATTTTTAAGGGTCTTAGACGACGTAAAGTCCGCACCATAAGCGCCTAATGTGACTACATCCGCAGCACCAAAAACAGCATCACCATTAACTAGTAATTTTGTGGCCGCAGCAACTTTATCTAATTCCGTTTGACGCTCTACACGAAAGGCGTAGGGCGTTAAAACATCGAGCGTAACACGACGGCTAAACTCATACGAGGTGCGAATTGCTGAACCGAACTTGAAGAATTTAACTGAGTGCTCAGAATCGGTTAAGGTTGTTACTGGGATGTTTGACATCTCAGCTACAGGACCACTATGTCGTTCATCGTCTTTGTCATCAAAGATTGCACGGGTAATTAATTGTGGACCAGAAATAGTACGTGTTTGAGCAACTAAACCTTTAGTGGATTCAAACTGATCCATTTTGTTTTGCCACTGAAGCATATCATCAACCACTTCAGGGAATAACGCACGAGAACCTGGATTATACTGAAAGGTATCTGAGGCCGCTTGTAAAAGCACACCTTGTTTAAAATCATTTTTAAACGGTAAGTTAAGCTCCGCCAATGTCGCTTCATAGCCCGACATGAACTGACCTTCACCAAGGTAGAATGGATGATTTTTTGCGCTTTCCCCGCACCCACCACCTGAAGCCTGAACATCTACGGCCAACGTTAAATAATCACGAAGACCTAAACCATACTCTGAGGCTTCGTTACATAAACGTGACCCTGCGGCTGCAGAAACAGCCGCATCTTTATCTTTCATACCCAGTAGAACAATGTCTAGTGGGCGTTTTTTTATCTCGGTTAAATTTTTAGCCATGATATCATCAATCCAATTTATTAATTTTTAAGTTCAAAAACAGTGGTTAGTAACCACGTTTGTTACATAAAGGTAACGTGAACCAGTTTACCTGTAGTATCAATACCTTCAACTAAGGCTCGCCCAATCGTAGCACTTGCTTTTACTTTGCCTGTACCGTCACCAACAACCCACTGACCAATAACTGGATCTGTACCCGAATATTCAAAGGTTGTGTACATTAATGGTGCTACCGCTCCCGCTTTATAGCCTTCTTGAGTGCGGTCTTCATAACTTTCTAAAGCACCCAAAATTTGAGCACCATCAGCCGCTAAACCAATAGTAAAGTTGGCCGTAGCATCTAAAGACACGGGCTTAGCAATGTCACTGTGGCTTGTAATTGAAGCATTTAAAAAGTATGTGGCATTCGCATCTTCAATACGTATGCCCTTGTGACGAATAACTGAATACATAATTATCTCCCTGTAACAAAGTGAGCATTACGGCTAGAAGCGGAAGCTAAGACTTGGTCTTGCTCATGTTCTTGCGTTTGCTGTGAACGTGGAATAGCGGCTAATTTAACACCCGCTTTTTCTATTGTAGATATCATGTCTGTAAGAGAGATATCTTCTTTTTGGTCAATGCCCGCCGCAGTACAAGCAAGCGTATATTGACCTTTAATAACTTTTGTTGCTGAAGTAACGGCCTCATTAGCCGCGGCCAATTCAACTTCAAGTTTTTCAACTTTTTCAGAATTCACATTGCTTTTAAGCTCGGCATTTTCTGTAGTCAGTTTTTCATTTAGAGTTACCTGCTCGGCTAGTTTACTATCAGACAATTCTAACTTAGCTGTTAAAGCTTCGTTCTTGCCCTCTAGTTTACCGTTGGTCGCAGACAACTCCATCAGTGCTTTTTCAGACATAGTAATAGTTTCCTTATTGTCTAAGTTTTCAGTTGGGGGTTGCTGGGTTGCACAAGCAAAAAGACATACCGCATCTGGATTCGACCCCGAGGCCGCTAGACGTTGATATTCCTCTTTACCTAGGCGTTGCTTGGCCGAGCCAAGAATTTTTGCTTTACTTGAGGCACCGCGATTGACTAAAGACAATTCACGCCACTTATCAAGTTTAGTTAAACGTAGATGGCACCCGTCTTCACCTATAACGTGGCCTTCTTCGCATTCTCTCCACCAGAAAGCCTCTGGGTTAGCTACATAATCAAAACCACATTCTGAGCAATAGGCGTGTTCTGGTGTTGCACCAATAGAAACTTCATCAATGATAGCGAGGTCTATTTTAGTGGCATGGGGTGAATCCGATTCAAGATAGAATAGGACGTTTAAGTCAAAGTGACCTTCTGAGGCGTCATAAACTTCTGCGGCAAAAACATTACCCACGGGTAGGAAGTGGTCTTCGTGCATAACTTGCAAAGTGACAGTTTTTTCTGGTAGCCAAGCGGCCATTTCACGCAGAAAAGATTCTGTCATTTGAGCACCATGATAGGCACTATGCTTTTGGTCTATTGGTCGAGTACTTGCCCCAGTGGCTTCATAAACCGAAATTTTATCGTAGTCGATGTCATCATCAACCACTAAGCGTATCTTTTCCTTGATTCGCTCAGTAATAGCTATGCGTTTTGCCATATTCGTCAATCCTAATTTTAATATTTAAATGTTATGAGAAAACAACCCCAAAAGCCAGATTTTTATTTCGTCGTGTTTGATTTTACTTGTTTATCCTTAGCTGAGGACACGCTACGACCTACAGGGTCATCATTTGGTGAAACACTTTCAGCATCTACAGCTAGTGCCGTGTTGTTCATAAACTGCGTTCCAGATAACTCTGGTGAGGTATCAGGTCTTAATCTACCATACATGGCAATGTGGTACTCGTCATCCGAAATAATTCCCTCACTTAAATCTTGTCTTAATCTGCTGGCTTTTAAATTTTTCTGGGCTTCCATTTCTAACTCAGAACGCAAATCAACCTCAGGGTAAACAAACTCAACCCTACTTTGTGACCCCTGAAACCTTATTGCTTGAGTCAACATATTACTAATAATCTCACCAATAGGTTTGTTAATACTCCCAGCCATTTTGCCAAAGAGTTGAGCTTCAACTGTTCCCGTGTTCACACCACTTTCACCACGACCTAAAACCGTTGCCATAGTCTTGAGCCCAGCTTGATTTTGAGCATTAAGCGTATCAATCACTTGCTTAATATCGACACCCATTGCGGGATTTTTATCGTTAAGAATACCCATTTTTACCGAATCATAATGAACTAGTGGTTGGTCTGCTCTCATCGATTGTAGTTGCCCAACCACTTCATTTCGCCTTGCGCGCAGGTATTTTCTAAATTCATTTGGGTCGGTTTTAACTGCAACAGGAGCATTTTTAGCAATAACTTCCTCAAGCACTTCCGCCGTCATTCTTGGATATCCCGTTATTTGCATAATCCGATACAAATCATTAATAACTTGTTGACGTGCCGCCATAGTATTAATACCCGCTAAAAAGGGACTATGCCCATAGGCTTCCATAGGCGATTTTCTATACCACTGAATAAACAACGTTGGTATATCCATCTTTTTATCTTCACCGTTTTGCGTTTGCCATGGCGTAATTACCCCCGACTCCTTTTCTTGAAACGTGAACGAGGCAATATCAGGAACCACAATTCTATCTAAAAGCAAGGCGTCATTATAAATAGCTTCACCAGCGATACCACCTCGAGCTAAAAGCATATAGCGCATATCCTCAGCAATAGCACGTAGGGTTCTTTTTTGGCTAAATCCTGTTGAGTAGTCGCTTCTCTGTGTTAGCATCTCAATAATCTGATTGACAAGTTTACCTCCTTCACGGTCAACATTCCCGTCTATATCTTTTACTAAAATAATCGGGGTAACATCCGCCGTGGTTAGATATGAACTCAAAGCCGCCGAGGCATCAGGGTCAGATTTAATTAACGTTAAAATAATTTCTCTACTGTTTTGTTCTTGTCTAGTACTTAAAATATCTGTTAAATGTTCTTTGAAGTTTGGTAAGGGTAGAACCTCTGTCTTATTTGAAACGTCAAAGGTGCCTGTATGCGCCTGTGCTTTTTTCTTACCAACTTTTGGTAGAACAATTGCTAATTTTTGTAGAATACTCATTTGTAGTCCTTAAATTTACCAAGTGGTAATTATTTTATCTTTCGGATTTCGGTAACCACCAAAACCAATTAAATCTTGGCAATCATTCATATTACTAAAGTCCTCACCAAATAGACCTACTTCAAAAGGTTGGTCTTCTACTTTTTGATGCCCCGCTTTTGCCTCACAAACCCCGCGTTGCAACATCCCTGAAACTAAAAAAGCTTTAGCATGAAAGTAATGATCTGTGCCGTTTAGCTTAATCCACTTTGATTGCCCTTCTTCAGGGCTTTCTCTAACCATATCCATCATATGCGTGATAACTATCGCTTTCTCCTGACCATATCCGCGCAATGACCACGAACAATTTCTAATACCATTAGCAACATAGTCAAGCATCATTGTTCGGTTTACCTTCGCAGCAACCACAAGACCTAAACTATCTTTATCCTCCACAATTTCTTTACCCGAAGAATATTCTATGGGCATGATCACGCCCTTAGATAAATCTCGAACAGCATTCGCCGTTGGTGTATATGGGTATCGGTCGATACCGCCTGAAACGATATTACATTTATCTAAGAAATGTTTTACCGTTGACATTAAGGCTTCACTTCCGCAAGTTCCGTAATAAAAAATATCCTGTTCTTCAACAGTTGGTCCCGTCCCCATCACAATATTACAGGTTTGACCGACATCAATACCTATATGAACAGGTGTTCCTACAGGTGGAAACGTTATCGTCTCCCCCTTCATAACATTCTCAATCTGGGGTTTACTTAAACGCTTATTACCTGCCGTAGCCGTTTCACCTAAAACCGTGTTTTGCCAACCCGCTAAATTATCTCGTCGCTTATACTTGAACAGCTCAGTGAGAATATATTTAGGTGACAAGGTATGAGTGGAGAATGGTCTGACTTGGTAACCTCTAGCATGGGTTCTGTTCGGGTAGGTTGCTACCCATTCACGGTTGGCTGTATCTGCTAAGTTTAAGTGTCTATGGCATTTACGGCATTTTACGGCTGTATTTTCAAGGTCAATTAAACCTTCATCCACCATATTTTCTTCTAGTTCATTCAAGTTTTCAACAAGGTCTAAACAACCCCCAGGTATATGAACATTTTGTTTTGTAAATAATGGTATCTGCCAATGATTACACGCCCGACACTTTATCACGTACTCGTTTTGGTCACTGGCTGCATAGTCCTTATGAATACCAAAGCCATCCCATTTAGGCGTTGAGAAACTCTGTTTAATACGTATGTCTGACCCTTGAAGACGTGAACCAAATAACGCCAACATATCTGGAGGCGTTAAGTCAACTTCATCGTGAAAGATAAAGTCCGCGTTGATACTCGTTGCATCACCCTCAGTTGACCCAGTAACATACATAAAATTAGACCCAATAGGGATTAAATCCATTGAGTACTTGGTTACATCACGAAAAGCTTTATCAAACTCTATGATAGGAATAAGACGACCTTTTGAAATACGCTTAAACATCTTTTCGTTGGGCATAGTGTAAATGAGGGACTTGTTTTCATAGCGCCTCATTATCGTCAACGCCTTTCGTATCTGTATTTCCGTGAGCCCAACCTGAGAAGGTTTGATACACGACAGATTTTCGTGCATGTCATTAGCAATTTGCTCTTGAAAAGGGTAACGAGTAAAACAGAAATCTTTTTTATTTAAGGATGTGTTTTTACACATCCACTGGCCGTTGGTCATATCCTCACTATCTTTATTAAAACGTGAGGAAATATCCTTATAGAAACTTTGAAGGTGGATATTTTTTTCCAAAGAAGAGGTCGTCACTTCGTTCTCTCTTCAAGCTTAACAGCAAGTTTCTGTACGGACTTATTGGTTTCAGAAATAGCCGTTAAAATTTTCTCGTCAAAAATTCTGCGGTCTTCCCGTCTCTCATTCAGCACCTTTTCTAAACTACTAAACTTAGAATCAAAATTAATCCTAAGACCATCTATGGCATCTTTCATTTCCGCTTTTGAAGCAAAATCCGAGGTCATATCAAATTGTCGATTATCAAGTTTCCACAACCAAGTACTTAACCCACCAACAGAAAGTGTTGCTAGAGCCACAACTACAGGAATTAAGTTTCCCAACCATTGTTGATTAGTTGCTGTCATTTTAAGAGTCTCCCGTTCTTACGAAAGACTTCACGAAAAGCACCCGTATCTTTATTCCAAAAGACTAGAGAATTGTCGTAGATGCAAACAAAGGGTAAACCACAAAGATTAGGACACGCGGCATGAAGCCAAGTAACGCCTTTGCCTTCTTCAATGAATGTTATGTAAGGGAATTGTTCTGGGTGTTCTTCTATGTAATCTCGGACTTCCTGAGCCTTAGCCCTAAGAAATAGGCCATCAATAGCTCGTCCCCAAGAATGGTCACTTGTTTTAGAAAAGTGATTATCACCAGCAAGACGTAAACCACTAAACTCACGATTTCCACCCCATGACCAGTTGTTAATTGTCATGGGGCCAAATTGGTATCTTAGCTGATCTGCCGTAATTAATATTCGGGTATCAATATAACGTAAAACACGGTTACCATATCTTTCAAAGGCTGAACGACTAGCAAATTCCTGAGCCTTAAAGTGCTCGGGTTTATATGTGCAAGCCGATAGCTGTGAAGCGTCTAAGTCAGTCACGTATCGTCAATCCTATAAATTTTTAAGTTGATAGCCGAAGCTATGCTCACTAGTATAAACTTATTTGTGTGAAAAATTAAACAACTTGGATTGACGTTATGCAAAATAAATACCCCAGATTTACCCCTAGAGCAGAAGAACTCATAATAGAACTGAGTTCATCCCTTATGAAAGACCCTGAATTACTAACTCGGCAGGACTGTCCTTATGAACCCAAATTGCGACACGCTTTAAATCAGATAATGGTGGTGGGTGCGGCTCGAAATCTAGACCCTAGCGAAGTGCTAAAACAAAAGTTACCGCCGAAAGAGGTTAACCCACAAGAATTAACTGAAAGCGACCTAAACGCGGACGTGG